TCAGGTGTTTTCATTAGATTTTATTATGCTCTCGAAGTTTTCCGCTGCTTGTTGCTGCATGTTCTGTGTGATGTGGCTATACTTGTCTAACGTCATTTGAATAGATGAGTGTCCTAAGCGATCTTGTACGATTTTAGGGTGTTCTCCAGCCTGAAGCATGAGTGTAGCGTGAGTATGTCGTAAGTCGTGTATACGAATTCGGGGAACACCAGCTTTTTTATAGTGATCATTCAAAAAGCGATGGGGAGCATCTATATGTAAGGGCGAATGTATCGTATTGCCAGTGAAAATATAGGCCTCTTCATTCAAGTGTATACCCCAGCGGAAAAATTCTTTCTTTTTATAGGAGTAGTAGGATTGTAACTTCCCTATAACAAAAGAAGAGATACTAATACTTCTATTTGACGACTTAGTTTTGGTAGCAGCTTTAAATAGTCCTTTTTCTGTTTTTACAAGCGATTTATTAACCAGGATACGTTTATTATCAAAGTCAATATCTTTCCACGTTAGTGCAAGTAATTCTCCGCGTCTCATACCTGTATAGATTGCAAGTAAGAAGAACATATAATACTTAATATTTTTTTCTTTTAGGTACTGGAGGAATCGATTACATTCCTCGCTAGACCATGTTTTCATCTCGCCTTGCTCTTCACGTGGTTTTTTAACCTTATTCATTATATTTTCATGTATGATTTCCCATTCTACAGCGTGTTTGAAAATACATCTTAGGCAGCGGTGGATATTGCTGATTGTACCATTTGATAGTCCTTTTTCCTTAAGTTCAGCATAGTAGCTTTGAATCATTACGGACTTAATACTTTTAATTTTTTTATAACTAAATGGGGGAAGGATATAGAGCTTAACTAAGCTCATGTCTTTTTCATAAGATGTAATTTTTAATTCAGCTTTACGAAGAGGCTTTAACTTTTCCCATACATCTAAAACAGTTAATTGTTTGTCATCAAAATATATTCCTTTCTCTATCTCTGTAATCATCGTTGCAGCGGCATTTTGGGCCTCTTTTTTTGTTCTAAATCCACCCTTAGCTTTTTGTTTGCGTTTTCCTGTCGCTGGATCTATCCCAACATCTATTTTAAAAGACCATGTATTTCCGCGCTTATGGAAACTACCTTTCATAATTAAATGCCTCCTTTATTAATATTTTGTTAAATCACAGTATTGTGATATTTGTTTTTGTAATTTACTAGCCAATAATTGATTTTCATAGTGTAAAAGCCTTTTTTCAGCAAATTGTGTTGTTACATTGAATTTTTCTGAGATTATATATGCTTTTAACTGTAGGGGAGGAAGCTTTCGTAACATAAAAGTAGGTACACAAAATTGTTGTGCGAAGTTTTTAGCCTTTGCTTCTTGGTAATCTAGAAACATTTGATGCATTAATAATTGATTACCAGAATGAAATAGAATGTGACAGGTCTCATGGCCAAAATCCTCCCATTGTTCTTGCTGAGAGATACGATTATCAATAACTAAGTTAGCTATTTGATTTTTTTCCATTGCATGACTTCCAAACGGAGCAAAGTACAGCCAAATGTTGAGTTTTTTCGCAATCTCTATCATATCTATTTGTTCAGGAACAATAATAGATATGGATTGGTACAAGTGCTGGATATAGTCTTCAAGTTGTGTTGTGTAGTAGGGTTGCGATTGAAACATATTTTCACTCCATTCGTATATTAAGAACATATGTTCTTATGATACAACAAAAATAAAAAACTTGGAAGAGTAGCCAAGAAGAGACAATAGATAGATAAATTAAGGAATCTTATTTCTACTAGATCTACACTACGACAGTAGTATCTTAGGTTTAGTAGGGAAATATTGACGAATATATACGATAGTATCTGTTTATGTTTTAGAAAATAAGGTAAGATATATATGGTAAATTATTCATGACTTTTCGTTTTTTACCGTAGGAGTGAGAATGTGATTAAAAAGGCAATTGACTTTATTTTATCTGAAGTTGACGTACCAGCACTTAATCATCCTGAGATAATTAAGGAGATTAAGTATAAAGTTACAAATACTAAGGTTAGAATTAACTCTTTCAAGAAGGTAGGTGATTTGAAAATTTATATGAATAGATTTTCGGATGCCCCTAAGAGTGGAAATGATTTAGTGTATAACTCGCTAAAGAATAAAGGACTGAAAACTTACGAGGATATATATTCTGAGTTCGAAGAGAAGTTTCAACGTTATTTTGATGATGTTACAGTCTTAAATGATTTTGTTATAGGACAGACATATACATCGTGGGATATCTCTAATTTTGCTAGAGATTATGATAATAGAAAAGGTATTTACTTAATAGGAGAGCCCTCCAATTTAAGCGCAATTTTTATTAAAGTGACTTTAGAGAATGGGAAATATGCTAATGAATGGTTAGAAGAAAATAGAGTCCTGAAATATTATTTTAAAAATAGAGCAAATAAATTTAAGTTAGAGTATCAAGATAATTTCGCTATTTATAGTACGAAAGACACGGATATACCAATCTATGTATTTATTAAAGAAGATACTAGGTGTGTATTACATGGTGTATTTAAATACGTACAGAATGTTGAAGAAGCAGATGGATCAAAGTGGTTCGAATTAGAAAAAATTGACCATTATCAAACTTTACATACTTTAACTAATCAAGAATATGAGAATGACTTAGATATAAAAGTAACGAAATCTCAAATTATAAATAGCTCTGCTCGTAAAGAACGCTTAAAACAAGCGGTTAGGAAACCTGAAGTAGTTGAAGTGGTTACTACTCAATACAAAAGAAATCCAGATGTTATTGCTGAAGTACTAGAGAGAGCGAACGGATATTGTGAGGAATGCAAGCAAGAAGCGCCATTTAAAAGAGCTAAGGATGGTACGCCGTACTTAGAGGTCCATCATGTTATTCCTCTTGCGAAAGGGGGGGAGGATTCGGTAGAGAATACTCTAGGTTTATGCCCGAATTGTCATAGAAAGGCACACTATGGATGAAATCTCAAGAGAAAGGAAAAAATTAATGGAAATTTATTATGAGCTTGCCCAAGGTTTATTAAATGTGTATCTTCAAGGAAATAGAAATGATGAATTTACTTGGAGAAAAGTAGGACATTTAGAATATGGTTTTAAATATATGAGACATTATAAAGGTTTGATGGCGAATCCATCTAAGAAAGATGTGTTGAATAATAGACCTAAATTAGGACTATTTGACTTCAAAGTGAAAACCGAGAGTGATAGATATAATATAACTCATGGAAATATATTTAATGAATTAATTCAACATTCTAATTTAGATAATTGTATTGAAATTTGGAGGGGAAAGGATCCTAATTTTTATTCAACAAGTGTTGAAGAATATAAAGCGTTGACTACACTCGCATTACTCATGTTTGAACAAGAAATTAATTGGGGTGATGAAATTTTTCAAAAATATACTATATTTCCACCAAGTAAGGGATTTAGGCCTAGAGATATGTTGATGGGATTTGTTCATATGGCTTTTGTAATGCGTGATAATAGTAAGTTACTATATTGGATGGATGAAAAAAATCAATCAACAACTTGGTTTGGAAAGGGAGGATACGGAAATTATCCTTCACATATGAAAATATTTTTTGAACATTATAAATCTATTCCAATCGAAGAAAATTTACCAGTTATTTTTGGGGAAATAAGAGGGTATTTTTGTTACCATGCTGAGCTTGCGCCGGATAATCCAAATAAGATATTCACAAATTTATATTAAATTTAAAACGAAAAGGTTGAGGATAGTTTATATAAATAATAACTATTTAAGGAGATATAGGAATGTTAACAATGATAGTGGGAGATGAAAAAACTACAATTTGTTGATGGGAATTTTGAAAAGGGTGTTTAAGAGAGGGATAAAATTTGGAGAAAATAAAATCAGTCGCTGCAATTATTTTTAATAATCATAACGAAATATTATGTGCATCATATCCACCAATAGTACCTTTGCCTAATCATTGGAAATTTCCATGCTTCGAGGTTAGTGAAGGCAATTTACCGCATAATATTGTAGAGTTAAAAAAAAATATAAGTGAAGATATAGGGTGTAGTGTCGAAATTGGAGAGAAAATTGGTGAAACTAATTATAAAGATGGAAATAATATTATTCACTTAACAATTTATGAGGCTAAAATAGAGTCCGGTTCACTAAAAAAGAATAAATACAAACAATTAAAATGGGTGAAACTTTCTAATTTAGAAAGAAAAGAAATAAGGCCAATTGATAAAAAAATAATAAGGATTTTAAAAAAGAAACTTGAGGATAATCAATGGAGTAATTTGACTAAAAAGCTATATACGGTGAAAAAAATTTGTCTTGTTACCATTTTATTAATTTCTATTGCTATTATATCGATTTGTTTATTTGGGTTTAAAAATATTCCGCCAGAAGATTTTATTAAGAAAGTTATTTATATAATAACAGGATATATTGTATCTGTTATATGGTCGTATTACTTTCACTTTAAAATATTCAAAAAGATTACGGAGACAAATAAAGGTGAAAAAACCAATTTAGATATTAAAATTTGGGGTGATTATTTAGTAAATTATAGGATAGAAAATGATATTTCTATTATAAAACTAATATACTTATTGATTTTGTCGCATGATTTATTTTTTGCAAATGTATTTAAATTTTCTATAGAGGAAAATCACCATTTTAATAAAGAATGCCCAATGCGCAAGCCAAAAAGTTATTCAGGTAGGAGTAAGCATCTTCATAACTACAACAATAGAGAAATAGATTGTTTTAATAAAAGAGAATCTGGGAAATATGGATGTGAAATGCACCAAGAAAAAAAGAAGAAGACTTATTTTGTTATTTATTCTAATTGGGTTAATGTAATTATGGCAATTATATTATTTTTTATAGTAACAACAATAACGTATTTGGCGGAGTCTATTGCTATATTAGACTGGTTATTTATATTAGTATTGATACGTTTAATTTCAAGAGCAATTGAGATTGGGTTGGCTTTTTATAATGATGTGGTTAAAACAAAAATGAATAGTGATTTATCAATAGGAAGACGTTCTACTAACTTAAAGAGGGGAAATAGAATATCATTGGCAGTACATAGCTATTTAGAACTAGTATTAATTTTTGGGATGTTGTATCAATTAAAACCTGAATGGATCAGTAAGATACTAATTGTAGAAAGCCATAGTCCACTATATTTTATACATGGTATTTTATATAGCGCTTCTGTGTCAGCATTCAATATTTCATTTGATATTGAAAAGTTAACATTATTGGGGGAGTTTATCCATGCTTTACAGGTATTTTTAAGTATTATTCTTGTGGTACTGTCAATCGCAACATATTTAGGTTTAAAAGATGAAATGAATGAATATGAGAAAGCGGATTGGGAAAACGGAGAACGGTAGAAATAAGTTAAATAATCCTCGATAAAAACTCGTCAAATGATTACTGACGAGTTTTTTTATCGAGGATTATTTAACTTTAAATGCAAAGTATATCTCTATTTCCTTACAAAGTGTTTGTCTATCCTATCATTCATACTAAAAAAAGGTATTATTTTTCCAGTTTTATTAATATAAATTATTCTTTTTTCATTAATCCTAAATATAAATATTTTGTGCTATTTTAAAATTTATTAATTACGATTCTTTTCTGTTTGCATTATGAACTCCCAAAAACGCTTTAATTCTTCACGTTTTTCAGGAGAAGCATCTTTAATGTCTTTAAACCAGAGATTTAGTTCAGGATCTTCAAATGTATCCTCTGTTGCGTGTTTCTCATGACTAATTGTTCTTCCGAGGAGGAAATCAGTTGTTACTTTAAAATAGTTAGCAATTCTATTCAGTGTATCATAATCCGGTTGGCGTTCATTTCTTTCGTACATGCCAATAGTACTCTCACTAAGTTTTAATGTTAGAGCTAACTCTTTTTGGGTTATTTTTTTTTCTTTTCTTAGGTCACGAAGTATATTACCAAATGTTTTCATATTATCACCTGCCCATATAATAACACATTGTGTGTTATCTAATTAAGTTTTCATATATAAACAACACAAAAAGTGTTGACAACACATTGTGTGTTGTTTATATTAAAGTTAAATCGCACGAATTGTGTTTTTTGGAGGGGACAAATATGGAAAGGAAAAAAGTAGCAGAAAACCTTCTTAATTTACGAAATGGAAAAACTAGAGAAGAAGTTGCAGAGGAAATAGGGATTAGTGTAAGTACCTTACAGATGTATGAAAATGCAAAAAGAATTCCAAGAGATAGTATTAAAGTAAAATTGGCTAATTTTTATGGTGTTACAGTTCAATCTATTTTTTTTGATTATCAACAACACGAATTGTGTTGTTTTGCGAAGTTTACTAAGGAGGAAAATTATGATTAATTTCGACATTGATTCATTTCGTCAAATAATCCGAGAAGAAGTACAAAAAGCAATCGAACATCTTCAACCAATGAATGAACTCCCACCATTTTTAACAATTACGGAGTTAATGGAACTGTTACATATTAAACGTACTAAAGCATCTGAGTTATTAAACCGTTCTGATTTTCCAGTATGTCGGGAAGCAGGTGTACTTATTCCTACACATCTTCTTTTTAAGTGGATGGAAAATCATACTGATTGGGTAGAAAACAATACAGAGTATTACAATCCATTTAAAGAATCCGTCTAATACTAAATTATCATGGCGGATTGTCACAAATAAATACTATTTTAGGTACGAATGGGGGAAGTAAACGATGTCCATAGGAAAAGAAGTTGCTATGGCACGAAAACGAAAGGGAATCACCCAAGAACAACTCTCCTTAGAAATCCCCGTGAGTCGTGAGTCACTAGCAAAATATGAAACTGAACAGCGACGATTACCAGAAGATTTACGAAAATGCATTACTGAAGAAATTGATGATCCACAGTTGTTTTTTAAAATGTGGAGTGAAGCAGCAGGATATGTAAGTATCCCGTTCTTTAATGGAGAGCAAATAGATCTTCATCCTACAAGTATGAGATATATGGTTTATCAAGAGACAAATGAAGCTTTGGAACAACTTGATACAGTATGTTGGTTTAAACCTTCACAAGCTTGGTCCGAAAGTGAGAAAGAGGATTTGAAAAAGGTAATGCATGAAATCTTGGATGCTACAGGTTCAATGATGAGCCTCGTAGCTGTCCTATGTGATCAATATGGTATTTCAATGAAAGAAGTCTTTAAGTACTGGAAAGTATCATTACGAGCTAGGAAGTATATAAAAGCTTAATTTAATTATTTTATTGGGGAGGTTTAAGTTATGACGATTGATTATGCAAGTCCAACTTTAAATCAATATAAAGCTCTAATTCGTAAGGAAGCAAATTTATATGGTGATATTCGAATTGCATCAGTTTGTGGGGATTATATGAAAGCTAGGGATTTAAAACAAGAGAAGAAATTAATGGAGATAAGAATTCGAATTATAGAAGCAGCATTTGTTTTGAAAAACAAAAAGAAAAAAGGAAAGGCCACCGCGTAGCCTGCGATAGCCAATCATGACAATAGATAAATTATAGCATATAACAATTTAATACGACAAGCTGTTGTGCTTGTCGTTATGACCAGGAGGATTTGTTACCTCTAATCCTTTTATATACATTACTTTCTGGTCATAACGATGCGTACAGTATCAAATTATTAAAAATGGGGAGCAAATTATGAAAGTAGAATGTAATCGTCTGTTCGACTTAGTTCTACCAGGTGATTTTGCTTTTGCAAATGAATTACATAACTGTATGGTGACATGTATTCATAACATGTTCAATGCTAGTTCATTAGATGAAGCAGATCATTGGGAGAAGGAATTAAATAGATGCGCAAAAGAATTCAAGAGCCTTCGTAATGAAAAAGAGGATCACGATGTATCAAAAAGTTATCGTGTAGTTGTTAAAAGCCTTCAAGGGCAGGGGATTAATGCATCAGTAGTTAGTCGAAGAAAATAAAAAATCTATCACTTGGCAGAGTGATAGATTTTAGACTCTTATAGAGAGTCTTTCTAAAAATTGAATTGGATTAAGTATATCAAAGCAAATCAAGTAAAACAATGGAGGATGAATAATATGGCAGTTTATAGACCTGTTCAAGTTTCATATTGGCAAGATGCGTTCGTTTTAGATCTTACACCGGAGGAGAAATACTTCTACTTATACTTAATGACTAATAGCAAAACTTCTCAGAGTGGTATCTATGAGCTTCCATTACGAGTGATAGAAATGGATACAGGGTATAACCGTGAAACGGTTGAGAAGTTGCTAGAGCGGTTTGCTGATTACGGGAAAATTTATTACAACAAAAAGACGAAAGAAATTATGTTGCTTAATTGGCTTAAATTTAATGCTATTACAAATATGAATATTGAAAAATGTGTGTTAAAAGAAATCCAGAATATTAAGTGTGAAGATTTTTTAATTGATTTTTATGAGACATGTTTAGATTTAGAAAAGCAGCAAGATTTTAAAATTCCTCGTATAAAGGAATACTTTCAAGCTCGTTTTGAGTGGCTTATAAGGGGCTTCGAAGGCCCTATGAAGGAAAAAGAAGAAACAAAAACAGAAACAAAAGAAAAAACAAAAACAAAAACAAAAGAAGAAGCAGCAAGCTGCTCAAGTAATAAAAAAGTTGCAGAAGAAAATCCAATAGCATTTTATGAGCAAAACTTTGGAGTTCTTAAACCATTTGTGGCTGAAGGGATTAATGCGTGGATTGAAGATTTGAATGCACAGCTTGTTATCAAAGCAATGAAAATAGCTTTAGAAAAGAATGCACCTAATATGTCTTATGTACAAGGTATTTTAAGAGATTGGCATGCTAAGGGGTATAAGAGTATTACTGATGTTGAAGCTGCACAAGCTCAATTCCGTAAGAAATATCAGTCCCGTGGTGGAAGAAGTAATACTAGAAAAGAAATCGTCCCTGATTGGTTACATACACAAGATACAGAAGTACAATCTCAGCCTGTAAAGCACGATGAAATGGATATAGAGGGTGAACGTAAACGTTTAGAACAAGTATTAGCTAAATATCGAAAAGAGGCTTAAGTCAAATGGAAGCAGATTATATTATGCTAGAGCAATTTAATCATGGGTGGAGCTATCAGCAGATTAATGATTTTCGAGAGATGTGGAAAGCTGGTATTTCTGTAGAGAACATTTCGAAAGTATTTAAACGGAAACCTCAAGAAGTCATTTTGCTAGTCTATGATCAAGCCGAGAAACGAAAAGTATCTCCAAGAAGTACGGGTTTGGAGGGATTGTAATGCCTAAACAACTAACAATATTTGATGTGGAACCAGTTAGTGCATTTGATGATACAAAGGCCAATGTCAGGAGGTTGAACTCTCAAGTTCGCTATACAGATATTATTGTCCAGATACCAAGTGAAGCAAAGGCGATTGATGAACTTCCAAAAACCACAGCACCAGATGATTACTATGAGTTGTTTGAAGAATATACACTTGGAATTTGGAGGTATAAACGAGTTGAGGATAAGGGATTTGATTGGGAAAGAGCTGAAGAAATGTGTAAATATGCCCGTGATATGAAAGAGCCAATTCCTATACGTTTACATTTATCTGTAGAACAATCATTTATGCCAGGATATGTTGTACGGTATGTATAAAGGGAGATTCATGATGCTTTTATAAGTATTTTAAAGCCTTAATGAATAGGGTAGAAGGTGGATTGTACATTCGTAGTGGCAATTTATAAAATACAAAACTGAGATCACTCCCTACTTACAATAAAAAAATAACTATAATAAACAGGAGTGTTTAGCGTGAGAATAAAAGAAATGAAAATAAATGTAGAAGAAATGAAGATTGAGCAGAAAATTGAATCGGGAAAAATAATTGTATTAGTGTTAGATGGAACTCAGGGGAAAGTGAAGATGTGTGAAGCTGTTGAACATGGTTTTACAATTATTGAGACAGTAAAGGGACAAGCAAAAAGGATTAAATTTGAAGAAAGTGAGTTGTTTTAATCAATATTTTTATATTAATATTAAATTATATAAAAATATTTAGATTAATTTAGGAGGAATCTTTTTTGTCTGAGGTTAATACAAATGAGCAAGTTCAAAATAATAGTAGTAATACAAGTATCCAAGAGGAAGCAAGAATGCGTGGTATAGAAAAAAGTCGTAGCATATATAGTTACCTAAATGAGGAGTATACAAGCTTTAAAAAGGGTAACAACCTTCGGGAAATGGAAAAGTTTAAAGAGTATATAGACTTAGAAATCAGTGATAAGAAGCAGCTAAACCTTTATTATTCTATGTTAGTTTCTTATATTGATACTGCGAAAATTAATTTTCAAATTTATACAATACTTGCTACTTTTGTCGGGATTGTAGTATCGATATTAATAGCTACCACGGCGCAATTAGCGCAAATTTCCAGTAAGGTTGGTGGAGAAAATATAGATTATGTTAAAACAATTATAGACATTGTAGGAAACAGTAATATGAACATAATTCTAATTCCAAGCATTGTATTTCCAGTGATACTGATTTTGGCAATAAGAAATCATCGTATTATATATAAAGCAAATTTATTTTTAGCGATTTTAGGATCCATCAAAGAAGATAGAGAACAAGACTAAGTAGTCCGAGAACGAAAGCGTGAGGACACTGATTCTTTATAGCAGTTATTTAACTGTTCTAGAGAATCAGTGTCCTTTTTTATTTTGAAAAGAAAGGGAATGAGGTAATGGAAGAATTAATTAAAGAGTATAAGGAAGCTTTGAAGACTATCAAACAAGCCAAAGAAAAAGCCGAGGAAGAAGAACTTAAGATATATTCTGAAATGATTTCAGATATAGAATTTGCTTTGGAATGGATGCAGACAGCGAGACGGCCTGGTAACCGAAGGGGGATTGAAAGGAGAGCGGCGTATCAACGTGAAAAAGTTTATGATCCATTGTTGATGCAACGTTATTTTCGCAGTATGGATGATAATAGTTATGAATGGGATAATTATAAGAAAGAAAATGTAATTGGTGAATGGGAGAGGATTCAAGTTGAAGATGCACTTTCTGTTCTTACTGAGCGTGAAAAAGAGATATATTTGATGGCTAAAGGATATAGTCTTTCTTATAGTAAAATAGCTAATTATTTATTAATTGGTCGAAGTAGTGTACAAAAAATGGTGGAACGTGCTGAGATGAAAATCGCAAAACAAATTAGAGAAAGTTTGTTTTGTTCTTTTAGTATGGATGAATATTGAGAAGCATACTGTACTCAGAGTGGTTTGTATAAATCGCTTAAAACTGGATATTATATTATTTCGATATAAAGTTGAAAATAGAGGATAGAGAAAGTATGCTTAAAATGTATGAAGACAAAGTTATTATTTATATATTTGAGGAGAGATAGTATTTGGAATTATTATACATATGGGTTGACGAGATTAATGATGGATTAATAGAGCAACAAGGGTTTAATTTTGATAACCGTTTTAAATACCAATTGCAGAATAGGAGAGACGGTATATTTGAATTAAATATAATCCCTAATCCTAATTTTTTAGAGGGATTTTTTAGTCCGGAATATCAGGAAGCAGAGCCGACAGCGATTATCAATAATATTAGTGCAATTGTTGGACAGAATGGAGCTGGTAAATCTAGCATAATGGACTTCTTAAAAGAAAATTTCGGAAGGGAGAATGGGGAAGAACTAGATGCTCCAGAGAATTATTATAAGGAGGAATACACGAGTTCTGGGGAAAAATATAAGAATTTCGGAGAAAAATACCTCTATATTCTTCGAAAATACAAAGATAATGTATTGAATCACTATATATATATTTCTCCAAACATGAATGTTAAAATTATAAAAAATAAAGAGTTAGAATTTTTTTATGAGGTAAGAATTGATCGGGTCGGATTTCCTCGTAGTATAGATGATACAACTTTAATTTACTTTTCCAATGTTTTTGATAATAAAGAAGAATATGCAACCAGTAAGTTGTTGAATATTTCGACGAATTATTTGTCTAGTTCCCGTTTTAACAGAGATAATCCATGGAAAGATAGAGTAGGAAGATCCGGCAATTATAAACTTGAAGAAATTAATAGACAAATTAGTTTTGTGCGTTGGGCACAAAATAATAATATATCATTTAAATTACCTTTTAGGATACCTGAACAGGTTAATGTTGTTTTTAATGATGAAGGGAATATTAATGAATTTCATAGAGTTGGCCTCGATGATGATTTTTATGAATCAATTATATCAATTCATAATTCTACCAGTACTGATCGGGAAATAAATACATTTAAACTACCTGATAGTATGAATGATGACCAATTCCTATTAGTCATTATTTTTACTAGGTGTATCTTGAAACATTTGTTTGATGAAATGCGTCGGACACCATTTCTTAGGAGAAAAGTAAAGGAAGTGAATTTAAAATTATTTGAAGAGGAGGGGAGTAGTAATTACGATAGTGATTTTATTAGATTGATTAGTGAGGTAGAAAGAGTTACAGAGATAATTGAAAAAAATAGTAAAAATACATATGCAACGACAAATATGTTAAGAGCATTAGCTGAACTGATGAGGAATTTTTATAGCGATTATCTTTTTAATACAAAAGTGGATACTACAAGATATGGAATGAAATTCTCCTTTGATATTGAAGAATTGACCGAAGAAAGATTTGATGATTTTTTGAATCTGTATAATGATATATGCTTTCGTAATGAACTTTATAATTTTTCATGGAGAGATATGAGTAGCGGTGAAAAAGCATTTTTAAATATTTATTCACGACTTTATTTAGTGTCTAATACCACGGATTTATTAAAAAATCAGGAAAATGATTTAATAATTCTTATTGATGAGGGAGAGGTATATCTTCATCCACACTGGCAAGGTCAATTTATAGACATGTTAATTAATTTCGTCCCATTTGTTTTTAAAAAAGAATTGGGGTTAAAGCAAAGAAATATCCAAATGATTGTAACATCTAATTCTCCTTTTTTAATCTCAGATCTTCCTAGTTCTAGCGTGATTTTTTTAAAGAAAGAAGAAACAAAAACTATTGTAATTGAAGGATTAAATGAGTATCATCAAACCTTTGCGGCTAATATCAATTCATTGTTAGCGCATTCTTTTTTTATGGAAGATGGTGTTACAGGTGCTTTTGCTAAGAGAAAAATTAATGAAGTAATTCACCTACTAGCTAAAGAGGATATAGATACTATTTTAGAAAATGAGGAGAAAATTGAAAAGACTATTAATTTAATAGGGGAACCTGTTATTAGAAATAAGCTTTCTCAAATGTTTATAGACCGTAGAATGGTTGGTGTTAATAAGGAAATCAATAAGTTGAATTCGCGTCTGAAAAGATTGGAGAAATGGAAAGATGATAAAAATAGAACGTGAAAACCTAGAATTTCTCGCCAAAAGACATTTTAGAGAATATTTTGTTGAAAAAAAATGTTTAGAACGATTGAAAAAACTTAAAGATAATGAGCAGAATCCAATGCAGCAATCCTTTTTTGAATCTATATTTAATCAAATTGAAGAAATTATAACTGGAAGACCAGAACAATTAAATGCTATCGCTCAAGACTTTAAAGTTAATCATCCAGAATTAATAAGAAAAATATCAAGATATAGTTATTGGAAGCGGAGGTTAAAATTTTATAGAAATGAATTGGAAAAAGTAAATAAAAAAGTAAATAAAAAAGTAAATAAAAAAGTAAATAAATTAAATAAAGAACATTCATCTGTTGTTCATAGTTTACAGAGAAAAGAATTAAAATTAGAAATGATTATTAGCAAGATTCATATTTATGTACAGGAGACCGGAGGATTTTTAGGTAAGGTAAATACGATATTCAATTATAAGGATTTTCGTGATCAGTATGGTATCAATAAAGAAGGTCAACGTATGTGGGGAGCTTATGAACTTGTTAAGCAATTGAAAGTGGGTGTATGCCCATATTGTAATAGGCAATTTATCACTGTATCTGAACCCAGCGAAGATGAAGGTGGAAGAACAAGACCTCAGTTAGATCATTTTTATAGTCAATCTAAGTTTCCGTTTTTTTCCGTTTCTTTTTTTAATCTTATTCCTTGTTGTTATGTATGCAATTCAAATCTAAAAAGAGATCAGGAATTTTCCATCGATACCCACATAAATCCATATGAAAATAGTTTTGAGGATTTGGTCCAATTTACTGTTAAATTTAAGGAAGAAAAGGATGATGAAGACTATTTAAAAGTATGGAACTCAAACACTGACTTGTTTTCAATTGATTTTAAAGTAAATGAATTAAAAAGAGCTAATTATAATGAGGAAGAATTTGATAATTTATATAAAAAGATTGAAAAAAATAGAAAGACTTTTAAATTAAAAACTTTATATAATACTCATAAAGATTATGTTGGTGAAATATTAGTAAAATCTCGAACGTATAATGATGACAAAATTAATTCATTGTGTAAAGAATTCCCAGAACTTTTTTCTACAAAGGAGGATCTAGTTAGATTAGTGTATTCTAACTATGTAGATTCTTCTCAATTTGATAAAAGAGTTCTAGCGAAATTAACTAGAGACATAACTGAAGAATTTGGAATAAAATATATTTAATAATACTGCTCCTTTTTAGTAAAAGGGAGCAGTATTATTATTTTAAAGGTAATTGGTATTTAATAATAGCTGCAGCTCTAATTTGCTTAACCATGGCCTTTTTCTATGCAGCATCCTATGACAATTAGCGCATACCATTACAATATCCTCTACTTTGGTTACAGAGCCCTATTTAAGCTCTGAGACAGGTACAGTGTGATGACCTTCAATGAAATCTTTTCCTAATTCCCCGTATGCCTTATAAAAATCAAAACCACAAACTTCACAGAACAGCTTCCCACCATGTAGTTGTTTAAATCGCTCCTTAGCCAATTTAATTACTTTGCTGTTACGCTCGTAGGATAGGTGTGCCTTAAGGATTTGTCTACCTTCAGCAAATGCTTCTTCGCCGTCTATTAAATCAGAATTACTATTATTATCGTAATCTCTTAGCCCCCAACAGCCATTTCCTTTACCATTTACAGCATAAAATAAATCTTGCTCACCTTTGTAAATATCACATTCACTTGAATGTTGATAAATGGTCTTTCTAATTCTTGCAGCTATAGATTGTTCGTGTTGATATCTACTCAGGTCAATTTTATTACGCTCCATAACCTTTGTTTTAATTTGATTTAGTGTTCCAGCTCCATCTAGTTCAGTTAATATTGCTATAATTTCATCTAACCATGAATTGCTGTTGGACATACATATACCTCCTAATAAAACATGTTTACTTATTTTTATTTTAATCTTTTACATTTATATATCCATATTTTTTGCAATGGAAGCAAATGGTTATATATAATTATAGAAGAGTTTACCAATGAAAAGTAACTGGGGGATTCGAAAAATGAATCAAACTATTTTAGAGAAAGTACTTAAATTTCGAGACGATAGGAACTGGAAGCAGTTCCACAATCCTAAAGATTTAGCTATCTCTCTTTCTTTAGAGGCAAGTGAGTTGTTGGAGAATTTTCAATGGAAAAGTAGCGAAGAAGCTGTAGACAAGAATCTTGAAAATATCAAGGATGAACTAGCAGACGTTTTAATCTACTCGATTTTGTTAGCGGATCAAATCAATGTGGATATAGAAGAGATGATTGTAAACAAAATAGAGAAGAATGAAAAGAAATATCCTGTAGAGAAAGCTTATGGATCTAATAAGAAATATGATGAACTTTAGAAGTTAAAATAATAATTCGAGGTGGAAGAAATGTACAATGTAATTTTACAACCCACGGGTAATAAAGTAGCACAGTTTAATTATCATTCTACAATGCATAAAGGAATTGAGCTTGAAACAATTAAGCCTTTATTGGGACAAGAAGACTATGAAATGCTGTCTCAAATTTATAGAGATGGGCTCGTTCGTGTTTGGGGTATTACCCAAAGTCCACAGAAGATTAAACAGTGGAACAAGATTCAAAGAGGAGATGTAACACTATTTTCAGCTAATAAACAAATCTTTGCTACTGCTACTATTACATATAAGATACATAATTTTGAATTAGCAAAACATCTCTGGGGGGAGACGGAAGATGGTGGAAGCTGGGAATATATTTACTTTTTAGATGAAGTAAAGAATCAATCTATAAGTCTAAGTGTTTTCAATAGATTATTAGGTTATGAAGAAGGGAATTTAATACAAGGCTTTAGGGTATTAGATCAAGAAAAAAGTAACGTTATTATGGGAGCATTTGACTTCCATAGTTCTATCTACACAACAGTCGGCACAAAAGAAGAAATTCAGCAAAATATAAAAGATATTATAGGCGACCTGGAGGAAAGTGCTTCTTTAGATAGTGAAATCAGAGGTAAAATAAGAAAAGAGCAAGGCATATTACGCAGCTATTTGTTTGGGAATAAGAAAACATGTAATTGTGGAATTTGTGGTGAAGAATTCCCGATTGATTTACTTGTAGCAGCTCATATCAAAAAAAGAGCATTGTGTACAACAGAAGAAAGGTTAGATATTGAGCACGTTGCAATTCCTATGTGTAAATTTGGTTGTGATGAATTATTTGAGAGAGGCTATATATCTATTTTAGATGGGAAAGTTGTTAGTCTTGGTGATAAAGTAGGATTACCAGGTCAAGTGAAATGGTATATTGAAAATCTTGAGGATAAGGTTTGTGGATATTACAATCAATATAGTGAAAAATATTTCGTATGGCATTACAATCATCATAAAGATAAATAAATTAGTTCATCAAAATAAGGTGAATGATTTATCATTTGCTTACAATACAAAAGCATTTTGTAAAAAATACATGATATGTCTTCGAATCATTGATTATAACGGTACTACATAATTAGTGAAGTGATATTTTATTTAAATATAAAAGTGTTTTTTGTACTTTCTTAAGTAGTTAGAGGAAATAATAATATTAGTAGTAAGAGGTATATCATGCCGCGCTACTTTTTCTTATTTTAAAGCTTTGCTTCACAGCAAAGCTTTTTTATTTTATTAATTTAATGATATTTTTGTCGTGCAAAAGCCATCTATATATAGTAGACAAAACATGAGATTTTGTTGGGAATTACTAGTTCAATATTTAAAAGGTATTCTTAAGTTGAATAATACATGTGAAAAATGAACATATCAAATATTAGCGAAATGTGTATTTTTTTGAATTATATAGTAATATTGGTATGGATAAAAAATTCTTTCAATATTAAAAGGAGTGCACTCCATTGAAGATTTCACATGTAAATATAGAAAACTATCGGAATTTAAGAAATATAGATATTAAGCTGAATAGGTTAGTGATTTTTATAGGGGAGAACAATAGTGGAAAGAGTAACCTTTTAAAAGCTATTACATTACCATTTGTAAATGATGAGATTGGCGCATTAAACAAGAACTTAGGGTGGCATGATATTAATAATTCTGCTAAAAGTAGATATTTTGAATTTATTGAGCAGAATTTAGATGACATAAAAAGTGGGGAATTGGATTTAGAGAACTTTGAACAAGTACTTCCTGTTGTAAAAGTAGAAATTACGTTTGAGCCAGAGGATGCTGATGAATATTACGTTCATAAGTGGATTAATTCAATCGAGGGTGAAAGTGTACAATATGCCATTAGATATCAATTTTGTGTAGAAAATCCTAAAGATTTATTAACACATGTTTCAAAGGTATTAAATGAAACAGACGACATTGAAAAGATAAAGATGAATTTATTGCCGATTGAAATGTTCAAGTATTCTATTTTTGTTCCTTTAACAGGAGAACAAGTGGCGTTTAATGACTTAGCACATTTTAAATATAATGCACTTGCTGCGGAAAGAGATGAGTTTTCTAATAAAAGTACTCAATTGGGATCCAAAGCTCTAGTGAATCTTTTGCATAATAAGTTGAGTGAAGAACAAAAAGTACAAGTTGAACAATCTTACGAGACCTTTTTTACTAGTTTAAAAGAGGTAAGTAATTTAGAGAATGTTTTTAATTGGCAAGAACAATCTGAATTAGAAAATGCGAAGGGGTTTTTTGAAAAGATTACATTGCTTCCCAATATGCCTAGTATGAGCTCCTTGTTAAATAATGTTCGTCTTGGGTTTGGAGAAGAATATTTAAATACTCAAGGATTAGGTTATCGAAATCTTGTTTATTTATTAGTGATGATGAATTCTTTACAAATTAGTTCTGAGAACGCGCTAAATATTTTAACGATTGAAGAACCAGAAGCACATTTATGTATCAGTAATGAACGGTTGCTTGCAAGTTTTATTAATTCAATAGTTAATTCAAGTAATCAAACACAACTATTTATTTCTACGCACAGTTCGGAATTTTTGAATAAGTTAGAGTTAAAAAATGTAACAGTTGTAGCTGAGGGGAATGGGTTCTCCTTAGAATCGGAATTAACTGCTGGACAACTAAATTATTTAGCTAGAAATCCAAATTTAGACTTTTTAAAATTCTTATTCTCACGGAGATGTATATTGGTAGAAGGTATAACTGAAGAAATGTTAATTAAATCTTATTTAAGTTTACAAACTCGAACTTTGAATGATATAGAGGTAATTTCTTTACATAAAGGGTTTAGTAAAATGCTAGACATTTGGTTGAAAGTTAACCAAAATACGTCACATCGAATTGGGATTATTCGAGATTTTGATAATCAGCCAAAGGCCAAACGAGATCACGAAGCATATAATATTTATGATAATATTTATGTTACTACAACTACTGAATATACCCTAGAACCTGAGTTTGTACAGACTGGGAAAAATTTCGAAAAACTAAAAAACTATTTCGATTCTAGTCATGGATGGTCAAATATAGATACACCAAAGGCTTTATCAGATAAATGGAGAAGCGCCAAAGGTGATACAATGCTCAAGTTTTGTCGGGATTTTGGTAAGGGTGAATTAGAAGAGATTGATTTACCGCAACATATTAGTAAGGTGTTGCATTTCTTGCAAAGTGGTGAAAAGGAATGAAAATTGTTGTAGCAGGGGCTGGTGCAGGAAAGACAACATCCATGGCTGAGAGTGTATTAGACAGGATTAAAGCAGGTACTGATGGGAAAGTCGTTTATGTTATTACATATACTAATGCTGCTAGAGATCGTATACGTCAGAAAGTTATTGATTTAAATGGTAGTATGCCTAAAACGCTGTTTATTGAAACATTGCATGTTTTTTTATTAAAAGAATTAATCTTCCCATTTCATCATTTATTGTACGGACAACAATATACAAAAGCAATCCCAATAGAATTACCAACTCAACCTTGGTTAAGGAGTTTAAAACTTCAACAGTTACATGCTATCAAAACAATACATGTTAACGAAGTTACTCAAACGGCTAGATGGATTGTTTTTAAAAAAACTAAGGATACTAAGGAGATTAGAGAAAAAAGAGAGAAAATCCTAGGTATTGTATCGAAATATCTTGATTCTATTTTTATAGATGAAGCGCAGGACATTGATGAGCATTTATTAAAAGTGGTTACTACCCTTGATGGAAAAGGTATAAATATTTGTTTAGTAGGAGATCCAAAACAGGATTTGCGTGGTATAAATGTTTTTAAAAAATTAGTAGCTGAACAGCCGCAATATGTAGAATATATATCGGAGAATTATAGGTGTCCGATTTCACATATTCAACTAGCAAATTCATATATTCCCGAGGTAGAAAAGCAGGCACCTCAGACCGAAGCAATTGGAGAACTGAATTATGTGTTTGAGAGGGATATTGATATTAATAGCTTTGTCAACATAGATGATTGGGATCATGCTTTTATTTCTAAAAAAAATGCAAGGTTTATAACGCATAGCAAGGATAAAAATGTGGTCCAACAAAATCTAGCGTATGAACTTAAATTAGTGGTAATGAAGGCAGAAATTCATGAAAGGCTAGTTGATAAATACGTTTATGATATGCAGAAAATGATTTTGAAAAATCTTGTTACTCTGAAGGATATTCAATTATTTTCAATGTTGGAAGGATTACTAGGTAATATATTGGAAGGACGAGATAAGGGGAAATTGAGGGAGAGCTTTAGATTAATGCGTGAAAATCCAATTGTTAGTGGAGTACTGGTAAAATCAATTGATAGCATTAAGGGATTAGAAGGAGATAGATGTTTATTTATAGTTACTACTGATTTAGCATCTTATTTATTTGGTGAAAAGACGGATGAAAATAAAATGTTGAATTATTTATACGTTGCTTTGACTAGGGCTAGAGAAGAATTAGTATTTTTAGTTACTAATGAGGTCGAAGATAAATATAGTAGAGAAACTGTCACTAATTATTTTGAGAGTATCTTTTCAATTAAAGAAGTTAGAAGTTCAGAGCCTACTTTAGTTTAGTATAATTAGTAAAAAATTAAAGGATAATCTAGCGTGGTGTATAGAGGAATCAGTAATTTAACTAAATTAAAGTAACAAAACAAACACAACACAAACCAAATTTTCCGAGGGGAGAACACTTGTTTTTTGGCCCATCATATATAGATTGAAATGAAAAAAACGGTTTAATAGTTTACGTATTTATCCGTTTACGTGTTTGATATCATGCAGCTAGAATGAATGTGATATATCAAAGGGAAAGGGGTAGTACTGTGAAAAGAATAGATATGGTTCCAAAACCATTTTTTGAAACTGTTGGAGAACGAGAAACAACGTATCGTATATATGGTCATGCAATGGGGAAAGAAGCGGTGCTGTTTCCTGAAGTATTTAATTCATTAAAAGAAACTAGACAATTCATTTATAAATATACTCATGAAAATCCTGAATGGTTAAATAACAATGGTGATATCAATGAGTATAATAATAAGCCTTCAAGACCTGATCAAGATGATAAATGGTATGAAGGTGTTATTGAACAAGAATATAGAAAGTACTCTGATTTCAATGATTGGAAGAAATAATTATTAAAGCAGCGAGTTCGCTGCTTTTTTATTTTGAATAAATAAAGGAACTGTTGAAGTTTGCTGTGAGGTGGTGTGAGTGGAAGATGAGAACATAGATGTTCCTACATGCTCTGTTTGTAATGAACCGTGTATGTGGACGTTAAAAATGCCATTGACTATTAATTACTTCGATAAAACGTATATTCGTGAAGTAACTACAGATAACGCTAATATATGCATTGAATGCTTAGAAAAAGAAGTGCAAACAATTGGATAAGGGGGCAGGTGTTATGTAATTATGGCCAGACAACGAAGTCCAGACCGTAACAAAGCGTATGAAATATTTAAAGAACATAACGGTGATATTACGAATCGTAAAATTGCTGAATTGTTGTCTACAACTGAAAAAACTGTAAGTGAAAAAACGGTTGGCGGATGGAAATCCAAAGATGGATGGATAGACAAATTAAATGGAGTACTCCATAAAAATGAACGGAGTACTCCAAAGAAAGATGCGGAGTACTCCAAAAAGAAACCAGGAGCACCAAAAGGCAATAAAAATGCTGTAAACAATCGCGGTGGAGCCAAAAAGGGTAATAAAAATGCTGTTGGTAATCCCGGAGGATCTGCTCCATTGCGTAATGGTAATGCTGCTACTCATGGTTTATATAGAAAGTACTTACCGCAAGAATTATATGATTTAAAAGAAGAGTTAGAGAAAGCCATTAACAATGACCCATTATCGATCTTATGGGAAAGTATAATGCTGCAGCACGCTCAAATCATTCATGCTCAACGTATTATGTTCGTTAATAATAAAGAGGACATGACAAAGGAACTACGAAAGAAAAAGCTTAGTGAAAGTGGATTCGAAGAAGAATGGGAAATTCAATTTGCTTGGGATAAACAAGCAAGCTTCTTAAATGCTCAATCTAAGGCGCTTTCTACTTTGTCTGCTCTTATTAAGGATTTCGATAGGTTAGCTAATATAGATGATGAACGGCGCGCTAAACTTGAATTTATACAGGTTCAAATCGATAAGATTAAATCTACTACTAATAATGATGATAATAATATTGAGCCGGTTGTTATTGTTGATAATATCAGTGGTGATTTAAATGTCTAAAAAACAAATCGATGAAATACTTCCACCGGCATTTCATCAAGTTTGGTTAGCCCGTAAATGCGAATCGATATTAAAAATTGTTTGTAAGGGCGGTCGTGGTTCGGGTAAATCTACTGATATATCCATTTGTATCGTTATGGACCTTATTCAGTTTCCTATTACGGTTCTTTGTATACGTAAAGTAAAGGATACAATAAGGGAATCATGCTACGAGCAAATAAAAGAAGCGATAGAGCTATTAGGTGTAGAGCATTTATTTCGTTTTAAAGAAAGTCCAATGGAAATCATTTATAAACCACGTGGGAATAAAATTATATTCCGTGGTGCTGATGATCCTGCAAAAATCAAATCTATTAAGATAGCAAAGTATCCAGTTGCTATTGCATGGTTTGAAGAATTGGCTGAATTTAAATTAGAAGAAGATGTTTCTACAATAGAGAAATCTATTTTACGTAAAGAGCTACCGGATGGATTGCGATATAAAATGTACTATTCATATAACCCACCAAAGAGAAAACAGTCCTGGGTTAACAAGAAGTTTGAAACGCAATTCAAACCGAAAAATACATTTGTACATCATAGTACATATCACGATAATCCCCATATTTCTAAGCAATTTGTGGAAGAAGCAGAAGAAACGAAAAGGCTTAAGCCACAGCAATACGAACACGAATATGAGGGGAAACCAACAGGCAGTGGCGTTGTTCCATTTAGTAATCTCACATTCAGACGTATTACAGATGATGAAATTAAAACATTTGATAATATACGTCAAGGGATTGACTGGGGTTATGGGAATGACGCGCTGTCTTTTGGTCGTATGCATTATGATAAAACGCGCAGAAAGCTTTATATATTCGGTGAAATACATGGCGTTAAAATTAGTAACCGCTCATTAGCTGAAAAGATTAAACAACTTGGTTGGGATGACGTGGAGATAATTGCGGATTCATCGGAACCAAAATCAATTGATGAAATGAAAAATGATCATGGTATTAAGAGAATCAAAGGAGCAGTTAAAGGCCCTGGCTCTGTTGAATACGGGGAAAAATGGTTAGACGATTTAGAAGAAATTATAATTGACCCCGAACGTTGCCCAAAAACTGCAGGTGAATTTGAAAATATTGATTATGAAGTTGATAAAGATGGTAATCCCAAAAATAGATTACAAGATAAAGATAATCATAGTATCGATATGACCCGTTACGCATGTGAGGATGATATGAGTAAACGTAAAGTAGTTATGGGTGGAAAGGTGAAAAGAGTGTAGTCGGACACTTATTGTTCGGCTATTTCTTTTGCTCTCTATTAATAGAAGAAAGGAGGATATACAAACGATATGAGCGATAAGAAGACAATTAAGAATGTAAAAGTATTTGGTATTAATAAAGCTGCAGATGATCCGAAGAATAAGGAAGACAACAGCAAGCAAATGGCAGTTGATCCATTCGCTCAATCATATAGTGATAAAGGATTAATTAAACCTCCTTATGATATGGCAACTCTACTGGATATAAAGGAAAGTAATCCTATTCATTCTGCTTGTATTAGCGCAAAAGTCGATGATATTGCTGGTGTTGGTTTTGACTTTGCCCCTTTTGAAGAAGTAAAAGAAGTAGCGAGCCAGGAGCAGTATAAAAGATTAAAAGAATTCATGCGTAATTGTAATCCAGAAATGACAAGCTCAGAAATCATAAGAGCCGTATGGGATGATTATGAGACAGTTGGATGGGGAATTATTGAAGTTGTTCGTAATAACAAAGGTGAACCGTCAGAACTATACCACATTCCAGCCCATACAGTTCGTGCTCATAAAGATAAAATTCGCTTTGCTCAAATCGTAAGTAACAAAGAACGATGGTTTAAAAAGTTCGGTTATCCTGATGAGTTTCGTCTTGTTGATGGTCAACCTTTAGGAGCAGAAGACATTACAGAAAACGGAACAGAAAAAGCCGGAGAAGTAATTGTTATTCGCAAATTCGGTTCTCGTTCTTCTTATTATGGGATACCTAATTACGTTAGTTCTATTGGCTCAATAGTTGGCTCTCAAGCAGTGCGAGATTACAATATTAACTTTTTTACGGGCAAGACTATTCCGGATGCTCTGCTATTTATTGAGGGAATCGATGAGATAGATGAGGGAACGGAAAATGAATTAAAAGCGTTCTTTTCTGCAGAAACAAAGGGGGAACATCATAAGTTGGCCATAGTTCCTGTTCCACCAGGAGCGAAAGCTAGATTGGAAAAAGTCAGCCCTGATGTAAAAGAAGGTAGTTTCCGTTTGTATAAGCAGGATAGCGCAATGGAAATATGTGTGGCCCATCGTGTACCGCCTTATCGTATCGGTTGGGCTATGACAGGTTCATTAGGACAAACAACTGCTAAGGAAATGAATGAGATGTACAAGCGTTCTATTATTGAGCCTGGGCAAGAAATATTAGAACATCGATTGAATAATCAATTGTTCCGTGTATTCGCTGAAATATTAGGTGGTTTAGATTGGCATTTTAAATTAAACGAAATTGATACAGATGATCGTGAAGCAGATATGCAATATGCGGCTGATGGTTATGAGAAACGTATATTAACAAGGAATGAATCTCGTAAAGTAGTAGGTTATGAACCAGTAGCAGATGGGGATACATTCTTTGAAGGCAGTCAAACTGTTTCTCAAGTAGAGCAGATTGCAAAAGCTGCAGATGATGAACAAGAAAACTTAATTGCTATTAATACATTTAGAGAAAAGCATGAAGAAATAGAGAAAGCTATGCAAAAGAAGGTAGCTGATTTTTTTCAGAGCAGGGAAAGCGGCTCTTAAACCTGCTTCCCGTAATTCGTATTAATAAAGCAGCTGAAGAGATTGATCTTGCAATTGCAGAAGCAGAAGTTGATGAATTTCTGGATAGTGTTGATTGGGATGAGGAACGACAAATGTTTGTCGATGAAGTCACTGATACGTTACAGGATGATGTAACAGAGTTTGTACAGAGTACTATAGCTTCTAACGGTTTAACCTGGATGGTTTTAGATCCAATAGGTGACGTCGCTGCAAAATGGGTTGCTGCTTATGCCTTTGAATTAGCAAAGGGAATCCATGAAACCACTAAAGATAGATTAAGAGAAGCAATGCTAAAAAATCTTAGTGAGGGAATGGGAGTCGATGCATTAAGTGTTTCTATCGCAGATGTGATGTCAGAAGCGAGTAACTATAGAGCGATGATGATTGCACGTACAGAAACAACATATGCAATGAATTACGGCAATTTAATTGCTTATAAGGGCGCAAATAGAAACAAGAAAACATGGCTTACTGGAAATGACGAGCGTGTTTGCAAAGAGTGTGGCGGTTTACATGGGGAAACGGTAGATATCGATGATTTATTTAGTAATGGAAAGATGTGTCCACCAGCTCATCCTCATTGCCGCTGCACTATGATTTCAGAAGAGTAATAAAATACACCTATCTGATTGGGGTTTCATCGTCAAAACGTATACAGCTTTAAATTGGTTGCTATGCGTTTTGACAGTGGAACCCCAATATTTATAGGGAAGGAGGTAAAACAATGGCATACGAACTAAAAAACGCCGAGATTAGTTATATTTCATTGGTTACAAAAGGTGCAAATGGTCGTCAATTCGCCATTATGAAGAGCGCAACTGCTAAACAACCAAATATATCAAAGCAAGTTCCAATCCTTAAAACAGAGGAAGAGAAGCAGCTTGTTACAGGCATCGTATATGAACCGAATGTAGAAGATTCACATGGGGATACAATGACTGCAGAGGAAATTGAAAAGGCTGCTTATACCTTTATGGAAAATTACCAACACATCGACAAGCAACATGATGAAATTGCTGGTAAAGGGACAGTAGTTGAAAACTGGATTGCTAAAAGTGATATGACAGTAGGCGAACAAGAAGTAAAAGTAGGAACATGGCTTATGACTGTTCGTGTTGATGATGCAGACACCTGGGAAGAAATTAAAAAAGGTGAAGTCACTGGTTTTTCTATGGGTGGATTTGGTGAACGTGTAGAAATCGCGAAAGCAGATGAACTTACTCATGAAGAGAAAGGGATTATTCGTAAAATGGTCGGCTTCTTCAAAGGTGAAAAACACGCTATTAAAAAAGGTGAAGTAAAAGATCGTTTTGTTGATGAAAGACAGAACCGCGATTTACGTGCCGTTTTTAATTTGTTCGAAGATGTGTTCTATTGGGAGATTTGGGAGAATAATCCCGATATCGACCGAATGACAGCTGCTCTTGATGATATGAAGGAAATCCTTTCTTCTATTAAAGGCGGTTATACTATTACGAAATCAGAGGATAGCACACAAGCAGAAAGCATTGTATTAGAAAGCATTAAAAAAGCCGGTAAAGTTTTATCCCAAAAGAATCATGCAAAATTAGATGAAGCATTAGCTTTAATCAGTGAAATAAAAGAAGCTGCTTCACCAGAGGAGGAAGAAGAAATGAAAGCAGAAGATATTGCAGAGATTGTAAAACAAGCAGTAGAGCCGTTAGCTACAAAAATAGAGAAGATTGAAAAGCAGGTGAATGGTGAAGAAGTAGAACCAACACCAGAAGAGCAAACAGCGGAAGAGAAAGTTGCAGCAGTTATTAATAAAGCGCTAGAACCATTTGTTGAACGTATTGAAAATATCGAAAATGCCACTTCTATTCGTAAAAGTTTAGATCCAGATGAAGAATTTACACCAGGACAACAACCAATTAAAAAATCTGTATGGGCAGGAATTAACCTGTAATATAAGGGGGAAATATTAATATGGGAACAACGTACAATAATCAAGATTTAATGAAACGTCTATCTAAAATCGAAAAGACGATTACTACAGGATCAGTTTCTTCTGGTTTATTAAATCCGGAGCAAAGTAAAGCATTCTTTAGAATGGCATTTGACGCAACGCCGTTCTCTCAATTACATCGAAAAGAAATGCGTAAAGCAAAACAAGGTGTACTTGATAAAGTTGGTATTGGCGGCCGTATTCTGCGTAAGAAAACAGAGAATAAAGATGATGAGTATCGTGCAGGTGTTACTACATCAACTATTCCATACAATACAAAGGCACTTCGTCTACCTTGGGAAATTACAGAAGAAACTCTTCGCGAAAATATTGAGGGTGAAGGTTTTGAAGATACTGTAATGACTCTTATGGCATCCCAAACTGGTGTTGATTTAGAGGATTTACACTGGAATGGTGATAGTGAATCATCAGATCCATTCTTATCAATTAACGACGGTTGGTTAAAGAAGATTTTAAAATCAAAAGAATCGCATATTATTGACCACGCTAAACTAGTAACTGGTACAGGAGAAGCAGCAACAGCAAATGGATTTGGTAAAGGTTCAATCTTTGCGTTATCTGGTGTAATGCCAAATAAATATAAAAATAGTAATCTACGTTGGATTATGTCACCAAATCGTAGAGAAAAATGGATTGAATATTTAACAAACCGTCCTACAGGTGCTGGTGACGCTGCATTACTTGGAGCAGGAGATCAAGTTAATAAACCGATGGGATACGGAATTGTTACAGTTCCTTCTTTAACAGATGATGTAATTATTCTCGCAGATCCACGTAACTTTATTGCAGTTAACACATACGAAACACGTATTCGTAAAACAACAGAAGGTAAAGCTGCAGTAATGGAAGACAAACGATTCTATGTAATTCACTTTGATGATGACGCTGTAATTCAAGAATTGGATGCAGTTGCTATCCTTACAAATATTCCTGATACGTTCGGTGCTTAATGACCGGGCGTATTTTTATGGATTGAGGTGTAACTTATGAAAGTAATTAACCTTCTTTTAGGTGGTACTTATACTGCTTATGGACAAACATTTAAGAACGGCCAAGAGGAAACAGTAGCAAATGATAAAGCTGATTACCTTGTAAGTACTGGACATTTTGAACTTGTAAAAGAAGTCGATAAGAAGGAGAAAGAAACATAATGGATATTACCACGCAGGACATTAAAGACCGCGTAAATGTACAGAAAATGCCTGATACAGTTATTCAAGGATTAATAGATTACTATGCTGTAATTACAAGAAAATATTTAAGAGTCAAGCCGAATAATCCGATGAAAGAAACCATCCGGACAAGTAAACTGGCTTGGCTTTCTTTTCCTGCTGAATCTATAGCAAAAGTAACCCATATTAGTTCAGAAAAAGATATGACCGATTCTATTACTGTAAATGGGCGTATTGTTTATGGTTTATCCGAAAATCAATTATATGAATTCGAATATAGGATACAAGATTATGATGATCTGCAGGTACTTATGAGGAAATGTATTATTGATTTGGTTATTTCTGCAGTAGTTCGTGCTAACTTACAGCGAAAGGGTATGAAGACTTCGGAAAGTATTGGAGATTATTCGTACCAGATTAGCCCAGAAACGTTAGATGAACCTGCTACAAACAATAAGATACTCAATGGTTTAAAAGGGTTTAGAGCAAGGGTTAAGCCGGTGATGACTACATGAATATGTACTTTGATGATGGTAGTATGGATGATTTATATATTCATGAAGTAGTTGTAAAACGAAAAACAAAAAAGAAACAATCCTCTGGTAATTATTCAGAAGTAGAAGAGGACGTTTACGAGGATATGATTTGCCGTGTAACTACTAATTCAGCTGCTGATAATGAGAGATTTAAGCGTGACAAACAAAATTTCGATACAACCTTTAAGATATATGCACCTGCTTCTTACAAAATTAAACCTAATGATCGTATTCATTTTAAAAATGAAGAGTTAGGTGTTGATTATACGTTTGAAGTAAAAGGAGAACCGCGTAATCCTGCATTTATGAATCATCACATTGAGATTTATTGCGAAAAGGTGTGATTCTATATGGCTAATTCAGTAGAAATTGAATTCTCAAGCAATATGGAGCAAGTAAAGACACACATTAACGCTATGTGTGTTGAAAAAGTAACAGCAGCAACTATTCATTTGCAAAATCAAGTTAAAAAGAATCTCACAGGTAGTCGTAGCGGTAAACAATACAAGATACCTCATACCAGTCGTAAGTATACTGCTTCTAAGCCAGGTGAAGCGCCTGCTGTTCGTACCGGTGATTTGTTGAATTCTATTAAGTACAACATTAAAAGGTCACAATCAGAAGTATTGGGCGCAGTAGGAAGCGACTTACAAAAGGCAATATGGCTTGAGACTGGTACAAGTAATATGGAAGCCCGTCCATTCCTATTAAAAACGTTCGAGAGAGAGCGCAGAGAACTGAAAAGGCAGATGGGAGGGTAATTGCATGTCTACTACTATTGCAGCTATTAGAATGCTTGTAGAGAACGATGGAATAATAAAAGAAAATCTATCTGAATACGGGGAAGGTGAAGACAAAGGTCCTGCTCTTACATTCCAAACTGCACAAGATGATATGAAAATGCCTTATGTAGTTATGAGAATTGAAGCAAATAATCCGGATGATGTTGAAATTATAGATCGTATGATTCTGAATTTCGATGTGTATTGTGATAACGGGGATTATGATAAGGCAAAGTTGATTGCTGCACGTATTGAAAAATTACTAGATAGAGAAGTTGGTTTAAAAAATGATGGAATACTTTCTATACATCGTGCAGGGAGTCTTCCTGTACCAGATGAAGACCCGTCTATCATTCATATTAATGTGAAATTTCTTGTCCGGACTATGCGAACGGACTTGTATTAGGAGGTAGAACAAATGAGCTGGAAGTTAATTAACGGTGTTCGGGAAGGAACTACTGATAATTTTGTTATTGGCCCTGGTGTTATGTACAAAGGGTTCAAAAGTATAAAAGATTTAGGTGAAAAGGTTGGAGCAACTACAGGCGGCACAAAAGTAGGCTTTGATCGTGAGTACTATGATGCCGATATTGATGGTGTGCTAGGTAAAATGGTGCGCGGTAAATGGTTGTTAAAAGATGAGCCGCATATTGAACTTACATTAGTAGAATTTACAAAAGAAAACTTACAGTTAGCTTTACCTGGAATGACAGTAGATGATACGACAGAAGCAGATTATGACATTATGAAGCCTTCAAATGAAATTCCAGACTCTAGTTACCATGATATTGCTCTGATTGGGATGGTTTCTGGAAGTACCCTGCCAATTATTTTCGTTGTTCGTAATGCTTTGGTAGTTTCATCTATTGAGGTTGATTTGAAAGACGGAAAAGGAACGGTCGGATTGAAGTGTAAGTTCATTGGTCATTACAGTGAATCTGCACCAAATACACCGCCTTATGAAATTTATTTACCAAAGAAAAAGAAAGCAGCAGCACCTACTAAATCACCGGCTACCGCATAAATGGTAGTCGGTTTTCTATTACATAAAACGAGCTAAGTGCTAAAAGGAGAGAACGGAATGGCTTCTATTTTAGAAAAAATGATGAACAATGGTACAGAAATTACAATTATGGGTGAAAAGGTAGCGATGCGACGATTAGATGTAACGGATATTTGGCGATTCGCTAAAATCATTTCAAAAATTGGACGCAGCGCAATGGCCAGCTTTGCTGATTTCGGTAAGGATAAGCAAGAAATGGATGAACTAACTAAAGTAGCTGAATCTCTTCCAGAAGAAGAAAAACAAGCGCAATTAGCTGCACTTAAAGAGAAGCAGCAACAAAAAGGATTAGAGTTTGCTTTCCGTGTTTTAACAATGATTCCTGCTTGTGAAGATGATTTCACAGAGTTCTTTGCTAGTTTATTAAAAGTTAAAGTAGAAGAGTTTAGACGGTTCCCTCCGGAAGCAATGGTTGCTGTTATACAAGGGCTATTAGAAAGTGAGGACTTAATGACTTTTTTCAACCAGGTCAAGGGACTCGTGAAAGTTCAGAGCGAGAAATGGAGCAAACCAGCAGCGGCTCAGATTCAAGCGTAGACGAGAATACAAATGGATATTTAGAAGAAGCAGAACAAAATATGTTACGTGCTTTTGATAAGATCCAGAAGCGGTATGGGTGGACAGATGAATATGTCTTATCCATACCTTATTCACGTTTAATGGATTTATTTTCTTTCATTGCACAAGAAGAGCAGCAAGAAGAACTAAATGAGTGGAAGAAGATGGCGTTCATTGGATTTCAAACCCGCCAATTAGAAGAGGGAACTACTTTTAATGATTACCTGCAAGCGTTTGGGCTTGCTGGTTCTCAAGAAGATACAGATGCCCCTTATAAGATGGGTGAAGTATGGACGCAAGAAGAATGCGAAGCACACGTTGAGCAAATCATGGCTCAATTCCAAGAAAACGACGATGAGGAATAAAAGGGTAATAAACCCCAGCGAAGGGGGTGCGTAAATGCTCGCTGAAATGTTCCAGTTGTTCGGGACAATTGGTATTAAAGCAGAAGGTGCTTATAAAGATTTACAACAATTTGAAGACCGCGTACAACAAACTGCAAACGGAATGCATGATAAATTCCAAAGAGCAGGAGAGTCAATTAGTCATGTAGGTAGCAAGATGCAAGAAACCGGTGCGAATATGACGGCCGGTGTAACTCTTCCCTTAGCAGGTATTGGTGCTGCAGCTGTTAAAGTAGCATCCGATTTCGATACTTCTCAAAGAAACATCCAATCTTCTTTAGGACTTACTGAAAAAGGCGCTGAAAACCTTGGTAAAGTTGCAAAAGAAACTTGGAAGGATGGATTTGGCCAAAGTATTGAAGAAGTAGATCAGTCTCTTATAAAAGTGTATCAGAATATGAAAGAAGTTCCTCATGAAGAACTAGAGGAAGCAACCAAAAGCGCTATGACACTAGGGAAAACTTTTGATTCTGATATTAATGAAGTTACTCGTGGTGCAGGACAGTTAATGAATCAGTTCGGTATTTCCTCCAAAGAAGCATTTGATTTATTTGCTGCAGGTGGACAAGAAGGATTGAACTATTCGAACGAAATGTTTGATAACGTATCTGAATACGCACCATTATTCAAGCAAGCTGGATTCTCTGCAGAAGAAATGTTTACTATCATGGCAAACGGAACCCGTGACGGTTCTTATAACCTCGATTATATAAACGATTTAGTAAAAGAATTTGGTATTCGTGTACAAGATGGATCTAAAGGAGTATCTGATGCCTTTGCGGAAATGACTCCTGAAACTCAAAAAGTTTGGGATAATTTCAACCAAGGGAAAGGGACTGCTGCAGATGTATTTAACGCAGTACTTGGCGACTTGGGGAAAATGGATGATAAAGTAAAAGCCAATCAACTTGGTGTTGCTGTATTCGGTAGATGATAAATTGTGCCGAAGTAAAATCGTTCAAAAACGGTGAAAGCTCAGCATGTAAAGGTGGTGCTAACACCGTGGTAAAGCACATTTTAAAAGATGTGGCTCACCGTAACGCATAGGAGTTGAACCTGTATTACAGAATAAAATACTCCCACGAGTGAACGACAACCTTATAAGTTGAAAATATATGCTGAACCGAGGATGAGTTAACATCCTATAATGCGGAGAAATCCCCGGAAGTAGAGGATAAAAAGCCTTTACGATAACAAAGTTGACAAAATGGGAAGACATGGGCGCTCAAGCTGTATTAGGTCTTAATAATGCAGGCGGTGCATTAGCTGATGTTGATGGCGCGATGGGTAAAATGCAGAAGACGCAGCAAGAAGCCTTTGGTGTTCGTTGGCAAAAGTTAGTTCGTACTACTATGGCATCATTGGAACCGTTAGGACAAGCTATCTTAGATATTGCAGAAGTGGCTCTCCCTCCAATAATTAAAGCAGTAGAATTGGCTGCAAAAGCTTTTAGTTCTATACCGAAACCAATCCAAATTGGTATCGTAGCAATTTTAGGTATGGTCGCTGTAATGGGACCACTAATTGCCATGATGGGATTCATGACAAGTGGAGTTGGTGCGTTTGTCGGTTCGTTCAGATTCCTAGTACCGGTATTATCTAAGGTTCCTTTATTATTTACAGGTATATTAAAGCTAGGACCTAGATTAATTGGTATGTTCGGAATGATAGGAAGAGCAGTAGCTTTCCTAGGTAGTACTGCATTTGCTGGACTTTTAAAAGTAGGGCCTAAACTTATCGGAATGTTTGGCGCGATAGGTAAGGCACTTGCTATACTCGGAAGATCTGCGATGACATTACTCATGAATCCCTGGACGATTGCAATATTAGCCGTTGTTGGATTAGTATATTTAATTTACAAAAATTGGGATTCTGTCGTTAAATACACAAAACAAGCCGTGAAATGGATAGGTGATGTATGTTCTAAGGGGTGGGATGCTACTGTAAAAGGGGCAAAAGCAGCATGGAATGGGCTAACTAAGTTCTTTTCTAGTTTCTGGGAAGGTACTAAGAAGGTCTTCCATACATCCGTATCATTTCTAGGTAAACTCCTGGAAGGAGCATGGAAAGGTATTACTGCAGCAATTAAATGGCATATCAATACTTGGAAGAAAATATTCGAAGTTGGATGGAATGTCATTAAATTTCTGTTTAATACTGCTTTAAACGCTATAAAAGGCGTAGTTAAATTCGCCTTAGAATTCATTAAGAATGTAATTTCATTTTATATAAAAGCATATCAAACGATTTTTAGAGTTGGGTGGAATGTCATTAAGACAATTTTTACTACTGTCCTCAACTTTTTGAAATCGTTTGTTCGTGCTGCATTCGAATTTATAAAAAGTGCTATTTCTGCAGTGATGAATGCGATTAAAACAATTATTTCTGCAGCATGGAATTTTATAAAAACAGTATTTGTTACTGTATTGAATTTCATTAAAATCACTGTTCAAAATGCATTCAACTTTATTAAAAATATAATCATTACCGTAATGAATGCGATTAAGAATTTCATTCAAGCGGCATGGAATTTTATTAAGGATACGATTATTGGAGCAGTTCGAGCCTTTGTTAATTTCGTAGTAGATAATTTCAATAAGATTAAAAATACAATTTTTAGCGTTGTTGGAGCTATTAAAGATTTCATAGTAAATAATTTCGCTACGATTAAGAAAGTTATTACCGGAACTTTTACAGGGATTGTAGATACCGTAAAAAATGTATTCAGTAAAGTAGGATCCATTATAAAAAATGTAGCAAAAGATGCACTTAGCTGGGGAAAAGATATCATTGCTGGTGTCGGTGAGGGTATGGCTTCAATGGGTGGCTGGATAGCTGATAAAGCAAAAGGAGTAGTAAGTGCTATCCCTAAAGCTGTTAAAAAGTTCTTTGGTATTCAAAGTCCTTCACGCCTAATGATGGAATTTGGTGGATTTATCACAGAAGGTCTAGGTGTAGGGATGGAAAATATGATTCCTGCAGTAGATAGAGCTTCTGAACTACTAAATAAAGCAGTTGTTCCACCTAAACCAATGAAACTAGTAACCGATGTATCTACTCAAATCGGACAAATGGGAGCACGTTCTGCTGATTTAATTGGTAAGACTGCACATCCATATGCTGGACAAACCCACGTTGAGAAGAAAACGGACAAAGGTGTTACGATTCAAAACGCAACATTTAAAGTCGCTGTTGAGAAACTACAATCTGCAGATGACTTTGTGAAAATGAGAAAGTTGCTACAAAACGTAGTTGCTGATGATCTAATGGGAATGGCGGTGAGAAACGTATGAGTGTATTAAAAAGGTTATATAGAGAAGTCGGGAATGGTTGGTTATTTCTCGAAGAGAGGGAGTTGAAAGACTCCCTCTCTTTTGTTATTGATTTTGGAACCCCTGGTACATATACATTTTCTTTTACGACAAATGTACCAATCAATAGCAACGGTGATTTACCGCATAAATATTTCGTTGTGAAGGTTAATGGTATAGAAAAGTTCAGAGCAAGGGGTGCTTATGCATGGAGATCTCATACGATTTTTGTTGATGAAGGTCCGCAAAGAATAACATTTCAACTAGAAGGATTCGGTAATGGAGATAGTTGTAGGATGAGAGACGCCTATTACAATCCATATTTAGAAATGAAGACTATAAATATGATAGAGCAGACTAAGTTCCCTAAAGATTTAGACGCATTGAAGACATTTAACGTCATACAAGGCTATCCAAGATGGCAAAGTACCGGAAGTAAGGGATGTGAAGTAGAATTCACATTATTATTTTCCGATATTAAAAATTGGAGAGATTTCATGTCACATCTATACAATCCTTTCATAATTAAGGGGGACTATGGAGTATATGGTGGTATTATCCCACCAAATGAGGTTGACACGCTCAGGAAAGGGACATTGATTATGTCTAAATGTAAATTAATATCACCATCACGAGCAGGAATTGGAGTCGATGGCATGTGAGGGAAAGTAGTATAAATTTGATTAGGGCACTAGGGGATTATCTTCAAGTTGCAAATAATGCTCCTACCCTTGTTGTTCATATGAAAAAAAGAGACTCTTCTACTTACGTACAAGTACAACACCATGTAACTGGATTAGAAGTGCAGGAGAACGCAGATCAGTTCGCAAGTACATTTACTATTACCTTTGCAAATGAATATGGTCAAATGGCTCCTGATAACTGGTTTGGTAAGTTTTCCTCAATACAAGAATGGTTTTATAACGGTGAAGTAGCAAATAGAAACCAGCTATATCCGCAGACTGAATTTAAAGTAGCTATTGGATACGGTGAAGAGGTTTTACCGTATATACATGGTTTTGTATCTGATGTGAAGGTAAATGCCGAAAGTGGTACTATTTCAGTCACTTGTACAACATCTTATAAGAAACTTCTACAAAAATCAGTAATACCAACACCTGGATCAGATGAAATTGTAGCACCAACTGGCAATGTATATGATGTTGTGAAATTCTTCTTTCAAAAAGCAGGGGTTGTCTTACATGGTAGTCCTGTAAACATACCTGGTACTAATCAAAGTTGGCTCGTTGAAGGTGCGACTGGTAAGAGGTTTCAAAAATGGGATGAAATTGTTCGCGATATTATAGATACAACATTCCATTACATAAAACACGAACCAGATGGAAGCTGCACGTTTATGAAGATGCCGGATTATGCTATCAATGAACCTTCGAAATTTAATTTTACAGAAGGAGAAAACCTTGTTTCATTAGATATGCAGCTAACGGACCAGGATATCAGTAATAGCATTGTTGTAAAATGTGGAGATTACGCAAACGGATTTCTTAATTCGTTTTTATTAAAGAATGTATCGCAAGGTGATTTACGTGAGGAAATGATAGAAGTTCCTTGGGCTACAACATTCTTTGCAAGAAGAGCAGTAGCTGCAGCTTATCATTTAAAAGCAATCCAGAAGTTTAGGACATTAACGGTAGCAGTAGTTGGTGATCCAAGGATTCAATTGTTTGATGTAATTTCTGTTTACAACCGAGATTCTGGCCAACAATGGAATTATTTCGTAAAAGGGATTAATACTATGATTTCAGCAGATGATGGTTTCTATCAAACTTTAGATTTAACAGTTAACTATGGATACGAACCTACTCCTTATACAGACATAAGCGGAATCACAGTAAACGTAGATACCTTACGGTTAAAACTTTGGGATTATGATTATGAAGATGGTGACGTAATAAATATTTACGCCAATGATAGGTTAATAGAAGAAAATTACCTTATCCGAAACAATCCTACATATGTTGATATCCCGCTCGAATACGGGGTAAATGTAGTTGTATTTGAAGCTGTACGAAATCCTTTAAGGTGGCTTACAGGACGAATGCAAGTGTTAGATACACAGAATAATATTTTATTTGATTATGGTGCTATTCCAGATTTAACGTTTGATAGAAAAAACATAGGTCCAGATGGATATTATATTCAACGTCCTGCAAAAACATGGTCTGTCACAAGGGTAAATTAGGGGTGATATGATGATAATGCAAAAGAACTTATATGATCCGATTATGTATTTGATGAAAGGATTAATTGATAGAGAATTTTACAGCGGTGGAAAACCAATGCCTGGGGATGACCCGAATAACGTATTTAAAGAAGGTATGACAGAGGGCTATACCCTCATTCGTGATGGTGCTCGTTTATCCGCTGTTGATGGAGATAAATATCTTTATTACGATTTAGTTTTTAACGACAACGGTATGCTAGATAAGGTTATTTTATCCCACAAGATAACAGGAAAGACAATGGAAACACAATTAATATATAACGGAAAGAAACAATTAGAGCGTGTGCAGCCGCGAATTCTTAATAAAGGTAACGGTATGCTATCTGATTTAGCAATTCCCGATGTGTCGTAATGATGCACGGGAATTTTTTAATACATGGAAAAGGGTGAATGATCTTGTTTGAAACAACCTATTTAGCTGGTGGCCGATTAGATCCACCTTTTCATCCAACAAAAACGGAACCATTCGTACCTGGATTCATTATGGATTCCATATCATATAAAACGGATGAAGTGAAATATATATTACCTGCAGATATGGAGATATACGCAATTAGTGTTAGTTCCTCCATGTACGAATTAGATGATAAATGGGATTTAATCGTGAACGGACAAACTGTTTGCCAGGATATCTATACGAAGCGTATTCCCGAAGGTATGCACTTTATGGTTTATAAAGCAGTTGCAGCAGGAAGCACAATAACATTCCGATTCCATAACCAAGGGATTCTTGATAAAACGGTATGGTTTGAACTTCACTTTTTAAGATAAAGGAGAGTACTTTATGAGCTTTGCTGTTAACTATATGGCTGGTGGACGATTTGACGCACCTTACTTCCCTACAAAGACAGAGCCATTTATCCAGGGGCGGAGAATTGGTATTTATGATGCAATCCATCTAGATAAGTTTTCATTACCGTTTGGTACAGAAATGATTTCTTTTTCTATCGCTGCTTCACATTACAGTGATAAGGACTATTGGAACTTATTTATAAATGGCCAACAAGTATTTAAAGAGGTTTATGTAAAAGATGTGCCGGAGGGATTTAATTTCTCTGTTATAAAATCTATCCCTGCTAATGCAGAAATAAAGTTCGAATACCATAATGCATCTGCAGAGAAAAAAACTATATGGCTTAATTACCAACTATTAAGAGATTAAGAGATTAGGAGCGTGAAATAGATGGCATACGTTGAAAAAATAGTTACAGAAGCAGATTTTCATAATTCACTCATAAATTTAATGACTGAAAACGGTTGGAAGAAAGTCAAAACCTTTTATAAATACATTGATAAGGTAAAAGAGCAAGGAAGCAAAGATAACATTACTAAACTGTATCAATATTGGTGTGCAAAACATGTTGTCTTACAAAATTCAGATGGTGGCATGTACGGAATCGTTCAAACTTGGGCTTGGGAGACTAAAACAAAACTTAATATTGATTTATCTAAAAATGAAGGCAAAACAGAGTTCCAATCTTATGTAGAAGATAATCCAAGATATAAAGATCGTGCTTGTATGTATCTATACATGATAGAACATGTTCCAAATTATCAAGACAATAGCGTAGTTCAAATGGGCGCTCAAGACGGTAGTGAATTTCAATCTATTATGGATGTTGAATTAGCTGAAGTAAAGGTGACTGCAATTAGAAACGTAAATCCTAATACTGGGGTAGTTTATTACACAAATACCTACGAATATGAAGATTCACCTCAATTAATGATGTCCCCTTGGGTAAAATGTTCATTTAGAAACCCTAAACTAACAAAAATAGACGCCGATTCGAATTGGTGGCCGGATTCAATGGTTCGTATTACGGGACAAGTAGATAAATCCCGTGTGGTTCTTCTAATACAAGCTGATAGAACACCTGCTTTCGATAATAACTCTGTTCCTGTAATTCCTGTTTATATGGGGAAATTAGAAAGTTATGCAGCTGATGACACAATTGCTGATGCTCTTTGGGCAGGAACAGCTTATGACCAAGGCGATGAAGCAAGCTCGCATAAATATGACTTTGAAAGTAAAACTCCATTTAGGGATGTAAAAAAATATATGCCAAGGACAAAATCGTATCCTAAAAGCCCAGGTAACGGTATTGATAACATCATAATTAAGCGATCACGTTTTGGAGCAAGATATCAAGCTCATTATCTTTCTTGGAATGTTCCACCTAACATGATGCCACCAGATAGAAAAAGTACAACCGATGGCCAGTATCCGAACGCATGGCAGAATCATGAAAATGATGAATACAAATATCAATTTAACCCTTCTGTTTACAGCAATAAAGTTCATACGTCACGAGCGTATATTGTTCATCCAGAAGAAGGTGTGCGCGGTTATATGCCTTATATCGTCCTACTATCACCGTTAGGTTTATTAAATGGAGATAAATTGAAAGTAAGACAAAATACTTGTCCAGATACCCATGACATTTATCGTTTCTTTACGGTCGATGCAATTTCACCAATTACAAAATTACCTGCTACTGCTTATCGACCAGCTGGATTAGGAATTTACGAAAAAACAAGATAAAGGCGGATGAATATAAATGTGGTTTGATAAAATAACGTATTTGCAAACATTACCAAATGACTTAGAAAAAATGTTTACTACAAGCGGATGGAGTAGAAAACTATTTTTTAGAATTCGTAGTGGAATTAGTAAGTTTATCGATGTTCGTTTATTTGAATCGGCTGGAAGTGATGGAGAACGTAGAAAACTAGGTGTAGCAACTGCCTATGATACGAATGTATCAGATTTTACAGATAGCCGATACATTACAGCTGACTCTCCGATAGGAAAATTAGGCATGGGTGATGGTACAAAGAAAGATTTCCAAATGCCTGTATTTCCAGTGGTAGAAAGCTCTCTTATTATTTATGTAAATAATATCGTAAAAGATAAAAAAGGTTACACAGTGAATGCACGTACTGGAGAAGTTAAGTTTACTGATGTACCAGCGAAGAACGATAAAATTACATACGAATGTAAACTTGCTAGTGATGCCTATGAGCCTTCAAACGATATGATTTTCTTCACTTACAGCCAATACTTTATTGAAAAAGAAATAAAACTATCAGATCAAGCAAGTAATTTAGGGAATGGGAATGGAACAAAAACAGAGTTCCAATATCCATTCCCTAATTTTGATGAGTCTCGCACCATTTTTTATAAAAATGATGCCATTATCTCACCAGAAGAGTACACATTTACCGAATCAAAAGTTGTGTTTAAAAAGGCGCCTGCAAGTACGGATAATATTAAAATGGCTGGCTTCTATACGGTTGAACCTAAAGCGGACGGAACCATAGATACACTAACAGCAACGAAATCTTTTGATACAGAAGACATGTTAGGCATTATGAGTGAAGTGTATTCAGCGTTGAATTTTGCTAATCCTTCACCATATACACCGATTAGTTTCACTCCGGAAAAACGGTTTACAAGAGACTGGAAACGAGATTCTGTTGTTTATATGTATGGAAATACCAATAGAGACCGTATAGCCATGTTTATGCGTGTAGATCCAACACCTGCTCCTGTTCGTGCTTTATTCGTTCCTGTTTATATTGGACGGATGTATACATTTGATAATGCTCCACGAAGAAATATGATAATCGCAGCAGGTTGCCGTACAGGTGATCAATTTGTATATTCTGCAAATAAAAAAGTAGGAAATGTAACCATAGATTATGGGGAAAATACAAGTAATGGTAATGAAACCGTGCAATTGGCACAATCTTATACAGGCTCTATGTACCAACATCACTATCTTTCTTTCATTACTCATAATATGGATGTTGATAATAGTCAGGGACGCTTCAATCCGTCTGTTTATAGTGGTAAATACCATTTATCTCAAGTGTACATTGTTCATCCTAATGATGGTTATGTAGGGAAATTAGATGATGTCTATGCAGTCCATCCGAAAAACATCCAACAAGCCGATGAATTAGAAATTGAAAAAACAGTTTCTAATGAAGTTCTAGGGAAAGGTGATGGAGCACGTAAAATATTCCACTTAGAGCATAAACCTAAAGGCGATACTTTAAAATTATTACGCTCTTGTCTAGAAGTACCTAAAGAAGAATATTTGTACAATCCAGATGATAAGACAATTACATTTAAGGAACCACCAATAAACGATGCTGAAATTATAGCTTATTATGAAATGGCGCAATTATACCGCTATACATTACCAACAACACCCGTTTCGCCTATGACGCAAGCAAAAGCAACGCCTTTCAATCCAATTGGCTTAGCGATCTACAAAGAAGATATCTAAAAATAAGGGGGTAGCAGAAGAATGAGTGAAAAAGTTTATTCTATTGCTTCCCCTTCTATATGTACCAAAGAAAAAAGTCATGTTGTCACAATTGGTTCTGGACCTAATAGAAATGAGAGAACCTATTCTTTTTCTATTACTCCGGCTAACACAGAAAATAAGAATGATGTTGAGTATCCGATTTGTATCGCTCCTTACGCAAGGCATAAGGCAGTTACAGAGGATAGTGCAATAGTCACTGCGACGAAAGTACGAGCTACTGGAGTCATATCTAGTGCTCTTGAGGAAGCGATTAGACAAAATGAAATTGATGCTTCTATTTCTAACACAACTGATTTTGAATTAACTCGAATTATTGATGTGGCCAATTTGGAAATGCAACAATCTCAGCGTATTGATAGTATTCCAGTGCAACTTATTTCTGCGGATGAATCCATACAACATGAACGAATTTTCGATATAGACCATACCGAAGGGGTAGAGAGCGAAAGACCAAATGAAAGAACGGCAGTTGTGCATCATACAGATGAATTACAACTTATAACCAGAGAATACGAAACAGCTCAAATCATAGAGCAGGATATATTAAAAAATAAATTACGTGAGTTCGTAGCGGCTGGTGTTGATGAATTACCAGAATGGGTAAAAGTCGCTCGTGTACTATATGGCGAAGAGTTTTATCAAGATGTAAGTTCAATTGCAACTAGGGAAATACAGGGAGAATATAACGAGGGCGCTGTATCAAATATCGTTTCCCCAACTATCAATGCATTAATTAATACAGAAGTTTGTGGTGAAACAAGACGGAAAGAACTAGAAACCCGTTTGCTGGATGATTACGTATCATTGACAACGGAACATGAATTACAAGCTTCTTTAGAAGAATTTGATTTATTTGACGGAATGGGGATTCCTGTTTATCTTCCGGATTTCGACTTGTTTGCTAGGATTCAAAGAGAATTAGCAACGAACATTGAGGTACAGCATGAATTTGAACGTAAGATAATAATAGAAAATGCAGATCTCTTACCAGGTAAAGATTTAACTACTGCAGAAAGAGAATCCGTAATAAATGCTACTCATATAGATTTTGACTCTTCAATTCGGATGAAGGAACTTAATGCTGTTTCTATTATGATAGGGGATTCAAATAAACATGTGGATGTATTTGCTTCAGAAAGTATCGAACCTTGTACATTCGAAAGAATAAATGATCAGTATGCTGATATTGTACAATTTTCTAATTCTGAGCTAATTGTAAAAGAACTTGAGTCTATTCATCACGATACACATGTATCTGTAAAGAAAGAAAATGTATGTACAGCAGAAGTTACAAATTCACAAGAAAGCGAAATTACTTCGCGTATTTTATCGGTAGAAGATATCGCTGCAAGTACCACTTCACTAAAAATACAAAATACATTTGAAGCAACAGAAAGCACTCAAGAAGAATTTAAACGATTAAAAGAATTAACTGCCCACATTACAAATGCAGACGATGCACAGCGTTTATTAAAAGAAACACAAAGCTCGTCACTAGATGTTACATTTGCAAATGTCTCACATGAAATACAAGCGGATGTAATCAAATTAGAGTACGCAGATAAAGAAAATGAAGGAGCAATTGTACATATATCCGAAACTTCTTCATCTGCATTAAAAGCACGAGAAATGATTACCAATGTAGATCATAATGCTGTAGCAAATAAAACAATAAAAGAATTACAAGCTTCCATAGAAGAATTCGATTTATTTGAAGGTATGGGCATTCCTGTATATCTTCCAGAATTTGATTTATTCGGCCGTATCCGAAAAGAGCTAGAAACACGAATTACACTTTTCGAAGATACTTCTAAAACATTACAAATAATACAAATGCAAATGGAACAAACAGTTGAATCAAAAAAAGTAATGAAAGAACATACAACTGCAGTAATTGAAGAAGTGACTTCTTATAAACAAAATACACAACAAGCTCTTATTACAGAGCAAGAAACCTTTATCGGTATACGTGAATTTGAAGGCGGAGTTATCTCTGATATTACACCAGCATATAAAGAAGTTATAACAACAGATACAGAAGTAATTGGAACTGTAGATGCAACAAGAGAATCTGAACAATACGCAATTGTTAGTAAACAAGAATCATTAGAGCGACAGGCTATTGTAGAAGCTGTGACTAACGAAGCGAATACATTTGATAGGGAACATGAATTAGAAAGCGTTACGGAGGAATATGAACGTTTTGAACGCAAATCAGAACGAGAATCGGTTCTAGAGGATACTGAACAATTCAAAATGGAGAGAGTACTTGATACAGAAAAACCAGATGAATTAATAGTTATCGAAAAAGAGAATGATGATCCGAAGTTATGGCTACGTCATAGCCGCCAATCTTGGTGGACAAATTCAAATTGGCAGAAAACGAGATAAAGAGTAGGGGGATAGAATGGCACAAATAGATGATGTACTTAAAGAACCAGAACCAGGATGGAATCGTATTGACGACACGAACCCTGACATTACGTATATAGGGGGAAAATGGGTACCTCGTTCTGCTATGTATTACTACAATAATACATTTACAAACCGAACAGGTGCTGCTGATAATCAACCAGGAACTGTACGATTTCTCTTTAAAGGGACGGGTATTCGAATCATTGCACCAAGGTATCAATCTGCAAGAAAAGACGTTAAAGTTGAAATTGATGGAGTATTACGAGGCACTTACAAGGGGGTAGACCAAAGGATAAACGGCGCTAAATATCAACTTCTTGCTCACCAAACATTAGGTCTAGAAGATAAAATTCATGAAATAAAGCTAACTGTTACAGGTGGCGATTTGGCTGTGGATGCCTTTGATATCTTCGGCGGTACTATTATTCATGAAGTAAAAGTAGGTGACATTCTTCTCCAACCAGAACCAGGTTGGCAGCGTTTTGACGATACAGATATTAGTTTCCAGTACTCTGGAGCATGGGGCCTGAAAAATAGTACTGAATGCTATGGTGGTTCTACGCACTATTGTCCAGGCAGTACAGATTTTGTAACTATACAATTCCAGTTTTACGGGACATCTATACGAATTATAGGTTTAGCATCCAATTCATACGATATAGGATATATCACGATTGATAATCAACTCCAGGAGACATTTAGTTATAAACGGGATGATAAGCAATACCAAACATTAGTATATGAAAAGCTCAATTTAACTAGGGGAGTTCATACTGTTGTATTGTCAGGAAACAATATAAACTTCGATGCCCTCGATATTGATGATACTGGAAAGCTCATACCGATAAAACCAAAAAAACCAAAAGAATCCCTGTACGAAAAAGAAAGCGGGAAATTATTTGTAGATGATTTTGATTCCGTAAATCCAAATTGGCTTATGTCACCATCAAATGTATTTAACAATGCTATCAAAAAAGGATTCTTACGTATGAATCATTCGGCAGACAAAGACGTTATGCTATTAATTGATAAACCACAAAGTAACTTTGCGATACAAGTTATTGCGGATTATGCTCCTACAAAAGAAGGGGATCAAGGCGGATTACTAATCTATCAAAATGAAAAGAATAAAGTGGAGTTTCTTGAATCCTATTCCGCTAATAGTTCACAAAGCAATAAAGAGTGGATGGCAATATGTAAAGAAGATCAATGGGACTTTTACACAAAGACAGATACATTTTTTGATTATGCGGATAACGATTCATTAGCAGTAAAAAGAATTGGTGTTGTTCTAAAAGGAGGAACTGCAGAGGGATTTGCACCGCTAGATATCAATAAAATCATTATGACAACAAGTAACATGCTACGTCTGCGCCAACTATATGAAAATTATAAGGTTGTATTAAAAGATACTGCAGATAATACCCTTTCTACTAACATCGTAGCTACAGCTCATACAGGCATTGATATTTTACTTCCTTCCTTAGAGTTTGAGGGAATCATAGAAATATATGACGAGGAAAATGAACTGATAGCAAATAAACAAGCTACCTTCTATGGTGGAGATATGTATTGTATGGGTTCATCCCTACAAATCAAAATGAATGGCGAAGAATTAAATACAACGGATCCAACGAATTTAGGTTACATGTTGAATAATGAGCGGATTGTAAAAATGACTATCGTAAATGATACCATTGGTGCTGCTACAGATATAAAACTATCCATTCAGCAGTACATGGAGAAAGTCGGTTATACCTGGGCACTTATTTCATTAGATGGTACTAACTATTCGAATGAAATACAGATTGATTCAGTTGCTGCACAAGATACACGGGATTTTTGGGTGAAAGTTGTGAAGGATACAAATTTCCTAACATCCGAACCAGTTTATTTTAATATTCATCTAAAACACAATTGAGGTAAATACCATATGGGAACTGTAATGAAATTATATAGATATACATCCGAAAGTGAGATTACACCATCAATCCTTATTGAGAGGAATGTACAAATTACAATTGAACCAGGGCAAGTTTTATACACTCCATTGGATGTAAGTTGTAACAAATACGATATTCGTACAATTCAAGTTACAAATGATTCAAACGTTGAAGCAATGCTATTTATGTACGACCAAAAGGAAAACGGGAATCAAATTTATAAAAGCTTACCAGAAAAAAGAACGTATGATATTTTAAATATCCCTTGTGAGGATAAAGATCATACAAACAAGGTACATCTTTATATAGAAAATCGGGGCGCAACAACCTCTACTTTTAATATTTCTTTGAAAGCAATACGTTTAAATTAAGGAGGAAGATGTAAAATGACAAATAAAATTTTCAATCAATTTAAAGTTGCACGAAAAGACATATTCCAAACAGTTATTGATGAGATGCTTAAAGTGGGATGGGTGCAAAAAAACAAAGGAGACTCTTCTGAAAATAACTTTTTTGTTATGTATTCAGATGGTAATGATAATAAGAAAAATATATTCTTAGAACTTATCCCGTTTGATGGAAGAAATTCAGAATCTTCCCCGTCAGTAAACTCTAGTTATGATATTAGAAAATCAGACTACTCAGATCCATTCTTTCGTTTTTCTGAAGGATACGACGAAAACACAAATAGACGGATAAATATAACTGAATCCAATCCTTTAGGCTGGTTTTTTGGTAGAAGATATAACACCGGTTTTACAAAGGGGAAAGGACCAACTTATGATAAAGATGCAATTTTTGAATTATACGTTTTTGCGGATAAAGAACGTGTCATTGTTGCTACAATAGCACCAGAATATCTATCTGGTTACAACGTTGTTTCATATATAGGCGTTCCGGATGACCTGTATTTAAAAGAATCACATGAACCATTTACAAAAGCAATATATACAGCATCAACAGCTTTCTCTGGAGCAACTACTAGTTCTGCGTCGGCTCAAAATCAAGGATGGATGTTTGCGGGTCCTGAATCATTTCCTTCTTCAACTAAACCATATAGTTCCACCACAAGTTATTTTACGCCTTTGAAGAACCCGACAATTGATAAATCATATATTTTGTCTCCTATTTTTGTAGAGACTAAGGATGAAGGTGTACGAGGACGATTAGATGGAATATTTTATTTAAGCGGAACAACGAATTTATCTCAAGGAGACTTCATTGAAATTCCAACCGATGAAGGGATACAAAAATATAGATATTTAGCCTGTGTTAGTAATGTGACTAACACCTATTCGTTACCATCAGATATTGTAATAAGGGTTTCTTGATTATGGCTACTTTTAAAGGAATGATATTACGTAATTATCTAACTGTAGCCAATAGGAATGCACATACACGGAAGGGAGCATTTTTACCTAAAATAGAAATACCTAATAATCAACAAAATCATGACATGAAACGGCCAAGACAAGAGCCATTAGAACATTCATGGAAAAAATTAAATACGTAAACAAGAAAACCTGTCACTTTACCTATAAGTTTGCCGCAATTGGAAGCATAAACTTGCCGTGAATGCTGTTTGTAATAAAGTTTAATCAAAAACATGCTATAAACGTTGATTTTATAATAGATTCTTTTCCAGTAGATTTAAGATTGTTTTTTATAAAAATGGTTGATTAAAATTACGCATGTTAACCTTACTATGTGATTCTCTGATTAATAAAAAGCAAAAAAAGATAATAGTAACATCTATACATTACCATTATCCTTTTTTTTATAGAAATGGTTCGAATTATCGACAATAATCCATCCTATAGTTATTAATGTTATAGAAAATAATCTAAAACCCAATCTATACATATAATCTAAATCTTTAAGATAAAAGAAAGATAATATCCCTATAACAGCACCGATTATCCCAATAATCAAACCTTTATATTTTTGTAAAAACATATAGTTACCCCTTTCAAGTAAATAAAATATTCCATATTTAAATAATACTAAATTATGGAATATTTTTAAAGGATTAAAACGTTTTTATATTCAGTTTATATATCATGTTTCTTTTATTAATAAAAATATCCCTATAGATAAGTAAACCCAAAGGGATAAAACGATCAACTTGTTTATAATCGGTACGAATTTATTTCAAAGCTACAGGAAGCATAAGTTTGCCGCAAACAAAAAGAACCATAAGCTTGCTGTTTCGGAAAACTTATGGTTCATATCACAGAACCCAAGCGTGCAGCAGCAGGCTTTTTTATTTTGGCCAAAATTTGAAAGGAGGTGAGAACTTGGAACGAATTCAAGAACTCATCAATGCATTGAATATTTCTGATGTAATTACAAGTACTCAATTTAAAGTGGGTGGCATTATAAGCGGAGGACTAGGAACATTAATTAATTTGCTATATGGTAAGGCGAATGTAATTTGGATTGGAATCTACTGCTGGATTATTATGTTGGACTGGATTACTGGTAGTAAAGCTTCCAAGCTAGACGGAACATACAGCAGCCAATACGGAATTGAGGGCATCACGAGAACCGTGGTGCTTTTATCATTACCGGCTCTTGCACATTTATTTGATATCGCTCTTAAACTACCTGATTTCTTTTTCTTCATGGTGGTAGGTGGATTGAGTTATCACATTTTTAATAGTTTTGCTGCAAACTGTGCAAGAATTGGCTGGGAAAGATGGATTCCTGCATGGTTATTAGAAAGTGTAGCATCCGAAATTCAAGCGAAGATTCAAAGATCTGATGCAAGAAAAGAAAAACAGAACAAACAATAAAAATATACGCCTTACATAAAGAGAGCATCGTCAAAAGACGGTGCTCTTTTTGTTGGGCAAAAAGGGGAAAATACACAATGAAGAAACCAATTAAACTATTTAGTTCCTTATTTATGACTCTATTGCTCTTATTTTCGTTCGCTACAGCTTCTTTTGCCGATAGAGTACTAATTATCCAAGACTTACCGAAACAAGCATATCGTAACGGTGTAGGCGCTTATGAGGGCGTTGTAGCACATAGTACTGCGACACCAGAAGCGCCAGCAATTAATATTCAAAAGTATGAGTCTCGTACATGGCGCTCTGCTTTTGTTCATTATGCAGTAGATTGGGATGAAACAATCCAAATTGCCGATACAAAATATATCGCTTATGGTGCTGGACCAGCTGCTAACAAACGATTTGTTCACGTAGAACTTTCTGAAACTAGTAATCCAGCTAAATTTAAATCTTCTTACGAACGTTATGTAAAACTATTAGCTAAGGTTTTAAAAGATAGAGGCATTCATCCAAGCAAAGGATTATGGACACATAAAGATATTACTTACAAATTAGGTGGAACCGACCACGAAGATCCGCTTGATTATCTTCGCAGTCACGGGGTATCGGAAACACAATTCAGAGCAGACGTACAAAAGGCGTATGAGGGCGCGACGGTTACAGTTAAACCAAAAACACAAGAACCTTCTCAAAACGTTACATGGACAACAGGCGTTGCTTATATCGATGGGTATAATGTAAACCTTAGAAGTGGACCATCAACAAATTACGGTATTTTCCGCCAATTAAGTAAAGATGAATCATATCAAGTATGGGGAAAACAAGGTGACTGGTTAAATCTTGGTGGTAATCAATGGATTTATAACAACCCATCCTACATTAAATATCAAGGAGAACAAACTTCTGCTGCAAGTTCTGAAGTAGGAAAACGCGTTGTTTCTAAAGTGGACAACCTTCGCTTCTATGATTCTGCTTCTTGGTCTGATAAAGATGTAGCTGGAACTGTAGATGAAGGACTTGGTTTCATTATCGATGCCAAAATAAGTGTTAATGGCTCACCGCAATATAAAGTACACAACAGCCAAGGGAAAATATACTATGTAACTGCATGTGAAGTCTACGTATATATGAAGTGAAAAAGTATGCCCAAGTTTAGACATACTTTGGATGATGAAGAATTAGGGTTTACTGTGAATCTAAAAGTTAAAGTAAATGGTTTGTCCTGATATGAAATTCAAAATAGTAAAGGCGTTTCGTGTGCCGTTTATGTTCACGTATTTGCTCACATTTTGTTCACGTATTATATAAAAAAGTATGAAAATCCATAAAAATAATTATTCTAATAAACTTTATTCCGGATACTAAAAAGTGCCAGACCCCTTGTGATATAAGGGATTTGGCACTTTTATATTTTTTATGTTTTAGCAAATAAACAACCCTAAAACTGCTCATTCTTCTCCCAAGATTCCACAATATAATGTGCAATCGTCGGGTTGAATCCTTTCCCAACTAAAAACATAATCGCAGCAACTTCTGTTAAAGCATGTTTGTGTGATGTATGTTTTGCTTCATTTAAACCGTAATCTACCCAAGGTTTTACGAAATCTAGTACAGGTTTTTTTAAAGGTAAAAACTGTGTACCAACAACTTGTTGAATTTGTTGTTGTGTTGGTTCTGTAATTGGTCCAGGCGGTAAGATTTGTGGCTGCGTAATATCAAATGTTGGTCCAGGTGGTAAGATTTGCGGTTGTGTAATATCAAGTGTTGGTCCAGGTGGTAAAATTTGTGGTTGTGTCGGATCAATAGTTTGTGGTGCCGGTGGTGAAACACGTGCGTCATAGTTTGGTTGATACATTTGAGGCTGATATTGTGGGTGTTGAGGCTGAGTTGCGTATGGATTTTGTTGATATTGATTTTTTGGTGCTGCATATGGATTTTGCTGATATTGTTGTTCTTGATTTTGCGGTGCTGCATATGGGTTTTGAGGATATTCATAATTTGGACGTGTGTCGAATGAGTTTTGTTGATAATTAGCTTCTTCATTTTTTGGTGTTGCGTATGGATTTTGTTGATATTGTTGTTCTTGATTTTGTGGTACTGCATATGGGTTTTGAGGATATTCATAATTTGGACGTGTGTCGAATGAGTTTTGTTGGTAATTAACTTCTTGGTTTTGCTCGAATTGTTGTTCTTGTTCCTCATATTGTTCTTCATACCGTTGTTCCTGTTGCTGAGGGTAAAATGGTTGTTGTGGATAAGGCGATTGATTATTATAGAACAT